GGGAGGAGTTGGGTTCGATTCCCACATGCGGTACTTGCAAGTAAACTTGCTAAAAACCATTGACCTTTGTTTGGTAATGATATCTAATCCAACTAGGTTATAACAATTAACGAATGGCTCTTTTATCAAGTCGAAAGCAAACCTCAAGGAGTAATTAACCTTGAGTCGTCGTATCGTCTAAAGGTAGGATACCGGGAGTATACCGGAGACGGAGGTTCGATTCCTCCTACGACAGTAGGTCATAATTATTAAGCTGCTTATATTATGGAGTGTATGCTAACGTAGTAGCATTAGTAGTAGCACTCAAACCTTTTATATATTTTTTCTTTTGCTAATCCAAGTTAATCGTAGTTCTGAATAACTAATCTTAACTATGGAGGAAGTAAAATGAAGAAGTATTGTTTGTGTGAGGAGTTACAGGATTACGATTTTGAGTGTATTGGAGACAATTACGAATGGGTCGTATATCACTATGAAAACTATGGCTATGAGGGCGATGGAGAGTTGATAGCGTATGATGGAGACATCTTACATATCTATCAACTAGGTCATTGTTCTTGTTATGGACCACTAGATGGTAGACCATGTGAAACTATCTCGAAAGAGAAGTACCTTAACTCTGACAATGTTTTAGATGCTGATACACGTTTCGGAGACGTTCGTGAAAAGGTTCTAAAACTCCTCTCGTAAGAGAGAGACCCGAAAGGGTCACATGCCGTTGCTAGTGTTGTGGGAAACCAAGGAGACTGTAAATCTCCTGCCGAGAGGACAAGCGGTTCGATTCCGTACAGCGGCACTTGTTTCTATAGAAACTCGGATCTCTGGTAATCAAGTTGATCGTTGATAGGAGATCCACCATGCCAGTATCTCTGGGAGAAATTAGCTTTCATGCGGCTGATAGGTGAGTTCGATTCTCACTTCTGGTACTTATATGGAAGTTAGGCGAATAGATCTTTCAAAACTATTTTTACAATTAGTACATATGAGTTTCATGTGTGCTCCTATAGCGAGTAGGCAAATATTGGTTTGTTGCGGCATCCTGCTAAGATGTTCCGGGGTAAAATACGGTGAGAGTTCGATTCTCTTACTCGCTGCTTTATAATATACATAAAAATTGGAATGATTGGATGAAATTTGGTTTTCGATTCCCCCACCTTCCGCTTGTGAGGCTTGCACATAAGGCGTCTGGGATGCCACTGGTCTGCAAAATCAGCGTTAAAGAGTTCGATCCTCTCAAGCCTCTTATGGAGATGTAGCAAACGTGGTCAATGCTCCTGTCTGAAGCACAGGGAATGCAGGTTCGATTCCTGTCGTCTCCACTTATAATGCGGTAGTAGTATAACGGCTATTATGCCAGCTTGCCAAGTTGGAGATCGGGTTTCGATTACCCGCTATCGCACTTAAAAGAAAGATATAATTTTGGAAAGACAATGGAACGAAAAATCAGAAAAACTGTAGACAAAAAAGATAATGATTTGACAAAGCAAAGATAATTTGCTATAATGAGGGCGTCAGGTAAAACTGGCTCACATACGGGGATTGCCCACAGGCGTGCTTATAACACGTTCCAGCTACAAAACAGTGGGAGGTTCTGGACAGGCTCGATTCCTGATCCCCGTACTTATTGCTCCATAGTGTAACGGTAGCACCACAGTCTCTGACACTGTTAGCCTGAGTTCAAATCTCAGTGGAGCATTTTTTGGCCTTGTAGTATAATGGTAATACGACACTTTGGTATAGTGTAATCCGGGGATCGTAACCCCGCTTGGCCTCTCGTTTGTGGCAGGGATGTTGGCTTAGAAGCAGCCATCATTTAAAGAGTTGGATCTACCAAACAGTAGATGCGTGTGGAGAAACACTCCAGCCCTGAGCATATGCGGGGTCGTGATGCAAATATGCGGCAGTCTCATTTGGCGTAGAAGCACACCAGCCACAACATACAACCTAGCAACCTGAGAAGGTTGCTTTTTTTATGGAAGGTAGAAGATGAAAAAAGAACAGCTAAAAACAGGACCGCTCACTGGAGAATGGTTTCCAGTTAGTGACTATCATGGCAATGTAGATGATGTTATCTCAGGACTATATTATGCCCTAGAATTTCTTGGTGTAAAAAATAAAGGGATTGCAATCTGTGGAGCCGCAAGCGAAAACCCAAGAGTAAAGGTCGTATTTTGAAAACACTAACACTAATTTTACTGCCCAATCGTTATAAAACGCAAACATCTGCAATTCGAGAAGATCGGATTGTGGATACTTTTGGTATTGCCTCCGAAAAAAATAAGAGAAATCTTTCTATTCCCGCTGCGGAAGCTATCAAGCAACAGGCTAAAGAACTGGATATTGCGGTTGAAGTCAGAGATGGTAATAAACCACTTCCTAAGGTCACGACCGACTCAGTTATTATCGTCGATGAAAAACTCTATCTACCAAACTCCTATCTAGAAAAAGCGGTCGCTCTCTCTACCCTTTTTCCTTTGGCTACTCTCTGTGGACCTATTAATAACAATTCCTCGCAAAAGAAACCAGATTGGTTCGTTGAGGATATTCTTAAAATCTACAAATCCTACTCAATAGATATGTATAATTGTTCAGTGCTCAATATTACGAACGATGAAAACTATTGGCCTAGACTCAATAATTTGATAATTCCTCAGAAAAACTTTAATGATGCTGGTGGTTATCAGTCGATAAATAATCCTAAGCTCGGTAAAGTCTACAAGAACGGAAAGCTTGTGAACAGTTTATCAAAGGTTGGAGATATTGTTTATTCAGACGCTATCAGAGCAAAATACGTTTTCAATGACGAAGAGTTTACTCATAACGCTATGTGTTTATATTTCTATGAGGCAGGGTATCTCGACGCAATAATCCATGATGATACTGAGAGGATAGTCTGGGAGAAGTATGTAAACAACTCTGAGAGGTTTGATTATTCGATGCCGGTATGGGTTGCTATGAATGAGAATATTAAGGATGAGCAAAAGAAAAAAGAATACGCGAAGAAATTGGTTGTGTTTAAGACATTGTACAATTTAGGGTTTTGTGAAGCTATTGAGGGAGGAGCGATTATATAGTGCTTAATCTATCTAACTGCAAGGGTTTTGATAGTCACAGATCGGGCTGGAAAGTTGCGATAAATGCTCTCAGACCGCTTCATAGTAAGAATGGAATTCTGTTTGATGACTTTATTGAAAGAACGCATTCTTGGGATTTTCACAACTATTATTCGGGTGGATTTAGAAAAATTCCGTATAAAGAACCTTGGGTTGGATTTTTTCACATTCCTCCAAACTGTCCTACGTGGTGGGATAACTGTCATACTCCTCAGTCAATTTTAGCGAGGCCCGCATTTCAGGAATCCTTAAAGCATTGTCTCGGTTTATTTGTAATGACCGACTACTTAAAGAGATTTATCGAGAGTCAGGTTGATGTTCCGGTAGCTAAGGTTTTTTACCCCACAGAATTTCCCCTACTCAAATGGAACGAACAGAGATTTTTTTCAAATAATAGGAAAAGAATTATACAATTAGGCTCGTTTTTGAGGGACTACTATGCTATAATAGATGTAGACACGGAGTTTTTCAAAGCATGGTTTCCGGGGAATTTTCAGTATTCGTACTACTATAGAAAAAAAATAGAAGAGATGTCTCCAGATTGGGGGTATATCGATAAAAAGCTTGATGCTCAAGTGTGGACACCTGTAGATTATCTCAATAATGAAGTTTTTGACGAATTTTTATCCGAGAACATAGGATTCATGAAAGTTTATGATGCGGCAGCATCTACTGGAGTGGTCGAGTGTTTGGCAAGAAATACACCACTGCTTTTGAATAGGCACGAGGCATTTGAAGAGTATCTTGGTAAGGATTATCCTTTCTTCTATGATACTCTTGATGAAGCCTCAAAGATGATCACGACCGAAAACATAATCAAAACTCATAGATATATGAAGGATCTTGATAAATCATTCTTGTATCCAAGGGTTTTTAGAGATCAAATAAAAGAAAGAGTCGAGAAATGGCAGCAGAATTAAAGTATATCAAAGGAGACCTATTTCAGAATCTCCCCAAAGATAGAAAAGTAATGATACCACATGTCTGTAATGATATTGGAGCGTGGGGTGCTGGATTTGTTCTAGCTATAGATACATACTCAGAAAAGCCAAAACAGGATTACCATAATTTTCTCGCCAGTATGAAAAAGTGTGGGAATGCTGATCCTCTGGGGTCTATCAATAACTCATGGATAGAAGACGGTAATATTGTATCAAATATGATTGCACAGAGAGGAGTTGATGGCAAGCATCCGTTAAGATATTTTGCCTTAATGGAGTGTATGCGGAAGGTGCGTGCAAACATGAACGGAAAGCATTCTCCCGACGAGATTTATTGCCCAAAATTTGGATCAGGTCTTGCCGGTGGTAATTGGTGTGCGATTGAGCGTATGATTATAGAATGTTGGGTGGACAAGGATATTAATGTAAAGGTTTTTGAACTATAAGAGAGGATGAGGCTGAATGATAAGTTGGTCAGTAGAATGGTGGTCTGAGGATGGTGACGTAATTGATTACGTGGAATGTGATGATTGGGAAGATATTCACGATATAGTCGATGAATATTCTCACAAGGTCAGTCTCTACGACACTATAGCTATTTGTGTCGTAGATGATATAGTTGATGAGGATGAAAGGTGGGAATTAACATGATTTATACTTGCATTATTGAGTGTCCAGACGGTTTAGTTGAAGACCCTCAGGAGTTTGACACTCCAGAAGAAGCAAGGGCTTATGGTGATGGTTTCGTGTCTGGATGTTTTGTGTCTGGATACGACGAAGCTGATTACTATGTAATCGAAGGAAAGTATGTAGATGGAGATTAATATTATAGCCCCGATCTGTTCGACTGGATATGGCATTGCGGCATACAATATAATTAAAGAACTCTCAAAAGAACATGATATAACTCTATATCCTGTTTCTAGCGAAGTTGAGTTTCAAGACGATTTTATTGTAGAAGCAATTGAACGTCAACAGAAACCAAATTTGGAAGCCCCCTGCATAAGCTTGTGGCATCAGGATTCCCTACAAACTCACGTTGGTCATGGTGAGAATATCGGATTCCCTATTTTTGAACTAGATACTTTCAGTCCTCTAGAGAAATCTAGCCTGAGACATTGTGATAGATTATTCGTGTGTTCAAAATGGGCAAAAGAGGTAGTTGAGAAAAACCTACCAGATTTTGATTCGTCAAAAATTCACGTGATTCCTCTCGGTGTTGACTCCTCCCTTTTTTCTTCTGCTAATCCTATCTCAAGAGATTCCACAGTATTTATAAATTGTGGAAAGTGGGAAATCCGTAAGGGGCATGATATCCTATTAGAAGCTTTCAATAAAGCATTTAACGATGATGATAATGTCGAACTTTGGATGCTCTCATATAATCCTTTTCTACAGCCGGGAATGCCTTACACTAATGAGTCGTGGCAAAACGCCTACAAAACATCCAAATTAGGCCGTAAAATAAATATAATACCAAGGCAAAGATCACATGAGGATGTGTATAATATAATGAGACAGGCCGATTGTGGTGTGTTTCCAGCCCGAGCAGAAGGTTGGAATCTTGAACTTTTGGAAATGATGGCGTGTGGAAAACACGTTATTGCGACTAACTACTCCGCTCATACAGAATTTTGCAATCACGATAATTCGCTTTTGATTGATTGTGGTTCAGAAAATGTTCCAGCCGTAGACAATATTTGGTTCAAGGGTCAAGGGGGATGGGCTGATTTTAATGAAGATTCTATGGATCAATTAATACAATATTTGAGAACAATCCATGTTACAAAGCAGGATGGTACATTATCTCCTAATGTTGGTGGTGTCTTTACCGCTAATAAGTATTCATGGAAAAATACATCACAGGAGATAATTAATGCCATTTGATACACCTTTAGATATTCGTAGAGCATACGAAAACGGACTTCCGGGTACTCCCTTTGGTGCAAAAGAATTAGATGAGTTTTTAGGAGAAGCGAAGCATCCTTTATTTGGTGCGGCAGCGTATAATCTTGAAGATTCAGGTAAAGGTAAGCTTGTTTTGCTTCATAAATTGATTAAGCAATATGATCCTAAATTTGGAGAGACAGAAAAACAAGACACTGGTGATTGCACAAGTCACGGGACTAGAAATGCGGCAGACCTTACCAGAGCAGCAGAAATTGTAAGTGGAGAAGCAGAGTCGTTTTTGGTTAGATCAGCTACAGAACCCATTTATGGTGCTCGTGGGCATTCTGGACAGGGAATGTCTGTTGTACGTGCAGCAAGATTTGTTACGGGTGACGCTGGACTTTTACTCAGAAAAAATTATGAAGACATTGATCTTGATCTTTCAGAATATAATGCTCGAATTGGTATGGGTTGGGGATCTCGTGGAGTTCCTGATAAGGTTGTTCAAAAGGCAAAAGAACACTCTTTCCAAACAGCCTCACTTGTTACTACCGTAGAAGAAGCACGTGATGCTATTGCGAATGGATACGCTCTGACAGTAGGGAGTAACTATGGATTCTCCTCTAGAAGAGATAAGCATGGAATCGCTAGAAGAACTACAAGCTGGAATCACTGTATGTGTTGGGCCGCTGTTGACGATACAAGACAAAGGCTTAATGAAACCCTATTTTTAATCATTAACAGTTGGGGGAGATGGAATAGTGGACCTAAAGTATTAGACCAGCCTGAAGGATCATTCTGGATTCGCGAGTCAGATGCCGCAGGAATGTTGCGTCAAAGACAAGCTTACGCATTATCTAGTTTTGACGGATTCCCACCTCAAAAAGTAGACTTCGATATGTTTGATTCTATGGAGGATATGATAGGATGAAAAAAGATATTTTTATAAGTGCTGGTATAATTCTACTATTTGTTTTCGGTTTTTTAGTGAAGCAACCGGGAATTACCCAAGAGCAAATTGATATGTATCAGAAAGATGCTGTTATGGTAATAGCGGATTCTTTTACTGAAAAGTTTGCTGAATTAGATATTGAAGATTGCCCTTGTGACGGCAGTGGTGTTATAACTCATGGAGACGGACATAAAACTCCTTGCCTGTGTTTAGCCAGTGGAGAATGTAAATGCAAATCAGAAAATACAGGAGCGAGATATGAACCTTGATGTTATTGTTTTAGTTGGTGGTGGATTGTTAATTCTTTCTAGTTTTGTGCCTTTTGGTAAAATCTTTAGTTTTATGAAGGATAAGATTAGCAAAATAAAAAGCACTGATGACGAAGTGATGGTTGATCCAGAAGCTAGTCATTATAATCTTGTAGATGCAGTTAGTAAGTTTACTGCCCTACACTCATGCCTTGAAAGAGGAGAAAAGACGAAGGCACTTGCTGCTCTTGATAAGGTTTTTCCATTGTTAAATGAGGAGGAATAATGAATAGTAAGTTTAGAGGATTTTTAGGAATACTCCTGATTCTATTTTATTATAGAGGACCGATAGTTGACTATGGTACAGTCTTAGTTGATAATTTGACTAAAGTCTCTGCGGTTGTCAATATTCCAACTCCTGACGAAGAAACTCTTGAGATAGTGAAAGAAAGTAAGATTGACGATTTTAACTATTCGGATTTCGATAGAGTTAAGCTTGCTATATTCTTTAATGAGTTTTCTCAGAACGTCAAAAAGATTCAAGAGGGGGCAGCTAATCAAGAGGTTTTCGAACACTTAGTTGATTCTTTCAACGAATATGGAAGTTTAGTTTCTTTTGAGAAAAGGTATGAAGGGTTTACTGAGTCAATAAAAAACCTCTTCAAAATTGCCATTTCTCCTGACGGTAACTACAAAATCTTAAAAAAGGAAGAGATAGACGAATTGAGTGAAATCTCTAAAGCTGTAGCTTGGGTGATCAGTAATGGATGAAGCAATAGAAAACCTACCTACATTAAGTTTTAGGCTGCATGAATGTGGAACCATTTCTTGTGAAATAAAAAACACGAGAGATCCTTTAGACGCCGCCTCATTGATAATTGGCATATATGACGAAAAGACTGTGGATACTTTAATTGAAGAGTCGAGCAGTTATTATGATAGTAATAATATTAGTGGAGCAGAGACGCTAATAAAAAGCCTAGTTACGGAAGCCTACAATAAAAGGAAGAGAATCATTACTCCGATTGATGCCGTAAGGAGAGGAGAATATCTTCAATGAAATTAGTTTGGAAAAGCTGGAATGCCGAACTTGAACATCAGGCATTGAGCGAAATAGAAAACGATAATGAAATCTCGTTTGATAAAATAATAGACTTAGACGCAAAGAGTGTTGTTTTTACTCCAGTTGGCCCATATCATAAAGACGACCCGATGAGACCTTCGAAACGTTGGGATTGTTTTGTTTGCTATACTGATTTTGATATAGGAACCGGAGAGTTTTTGGATATCGTAAGTAATATAGAGGGGGTAGAGGGGTTAGATATTTTAGGTAACTACTCCTTTTTCATTGGTTTTGGTAAACTGTTTGATACTAAAAAAGTTAAAGAAAGGGTAATAGATGAGGTTACAAAGTATGTCGAATCTTGAGAATTTTTCTAGTTTTGAGGAAATGCGTAATGACGAACAAATAAAAGCTATGGTTTATAGAGCTAGCGAAAAATATAGCAGATACCTAGATCCTCAGGATCTTGAATCTGAGATCGGATATACTCTATTTAGAGTTTGGAGATTACACAATGGGAAAAGAGGTAAAGTCAGTACCTATCTGTATAACTCTCTCAACAATAACCTTAGAAAGCTATGCGAGAAAACAAAAAGTGAGGGCAAAAAAAGAAGCGTAAACGATGATGTTTTTATGGATTATAGATCTAATAATCCAAGCATTAACGAGATTCTTGACGGACTAAAAAGTAGCGAGAAAGAGCTTGTTTTTGATCGTGTCGTCAATGGAAAAACCTTTACGGAACTTTCCAAGAAACACAATACGACACTCTATAAAATTATGAAAAAGTACGATAATTGCATAGAAAAACTAAAAAATTAGTGTTTTTAATGCTAAATGTGTATAATAGAGTAGGAAAGTAGGACTTTTTTATTAGGAAACAACGGAAAAAATAGAAATTATTTATTGGAGGAAAGTCCTATGACTACACCATCAAATAATAGTCACGTAAACAACACTTCAGGTGGAAGTTTTACTAAGCAAACTTACGGTGGTACTATTATGAACTCTCCAGCAGGTGCTGGAAGTTTGACAAAAAGTTTTTTGATTATCGATGCACTTGCAGACGATAAAGACATTAAAACTCTTCCACAAGAGTTCGATTCTGGCACACACATTTATAAGACTCACAAGCCTCTTACGGCTGGTACGTTTGCTTATAATGCGTCTACTCTAGGATCAGAGACATATCTATTCTCACGTGGTAGCACATCAATTTCTGGAGTATCTGACAATACTCTGTTGTTCATGGGTGCAGATAATCACGTGCGTTCTATTAACGAGTTTCAGCACGACTTTGGAGCTAAGTTGCTAACCGCTTGGAGAGCACATAGATTTAGCTATACTGGTCGTGACAAGAACGGTGCTGTTATTGCTTCACGTAGTAACTGGCTAAATGCTGCTCTTACAGCAGCAGGAACTCCATCTACACTAAGTACTACATTTATGTGGGATCTTGTCGATGGTAATGCGACTGATAAGCCAGCAGATGGAGCTATTCCAACTAGAGCAATTCCGGGTGAACTTGTATTCTTGGTAGACTTCGTAGACTACGCTGTTGCTACTTCTGGTAACAACTACGACTACGCTGAAATTACTGGAATATAATAATAACCGGAGGTAAAGATGATTGATCAACAAATCGTCCAAGTCTCTAAGGTTGAACTTTGGTTTGGTAGAGGCTTAATGGGTATAGTAACTGCCGTTTTAGTTTGGGTAGCATCAACACTGCAAAATACTCAAGTACAAATGGCAGAAGTTAGAAAAGAACTTGAAATTACTAAACCCTCAGAAGTTTTAGCCGCTGTCAATGCTTTGGACAGAAAAGTGTTGGGGAAAGAGGATATTAAGAGTATCATCATAGAAAATTCCCCTTGGAACTTTGCGTCTAAAGATTGGGAGACTTGGAAGCTAGAAACGGAAAAGAGACTCTATACTCTTGAGAGAGATATAAACAAACTAAAAGAAGAGGCAAATAATGATAAATAATATTTGGAAAATCTTGGTTGGTAGTTTTGGTGCATCAGATTCGCCTTTCGGGACTATCAATAAAAAAGACGTACTAAAGGTTTTGAGAACTGCCGCAATTGCCGGTATCGTTTCCGCTATTGCTGTAGCGACTGGAATGTTACAGGACGTTAGTTGGGGAGTTGTCGGACCACTAGCAATCGCCTTTCTTGAAGCTGTTCAAAGATGGTTAAAAGATAATAGCGAGGGTGAATAATAATGAACGTTGTTGACAAAGTTAAAGCGTGGGCCGATAGCAAAAGAGGAGGAGCACGTTACATCTCTAGTGACTCTAATGTGACCTATGAAGATATTGTTAAAGTTTGCGAAATGGCTAAAGTGGACGCTCCTGTATCTCGTGCTGAAGCTAAACCTAAAGTCACGGAGCCTAAAGATGGGTATAACAAACTCGATAATTAAGACGGTTCTTAGTTATTTTGGAGTTGATGAAAAGGAAGCGGAAATTATCAAAAGCATAATAGATCAATTTGATTTTGTTGAAAACGATAAACAGATTACCGTTTCCTGTAAAAAAGGATTCAAGATAACTATAGATAAATAAAGCGTGTAAACGCATACGAAGGTCGCTCACCGTGAGCGGCCTTTTTTATTTGCTTTTTTCTTTCTGAAACGAGTTTTTTTTGTGTATAATTACCTACTTTACTAAAATGTATGTACAGACGAAGATAATAACAACGAGGTAAACAATGTCATTAAAAGCGATGAGGGATTATACATATTCTGCAAAGTACGCGAAATGGATTCCCGAAAAGAAGAGAAGAGAAGTTTGGGGCGAAAGTGTTGATAGAGTCAAGGGAATGATGCTTGAGAAATATAAAGAAGATATCGAGTCAAACCCTCTTCTTTTAGAATATATTGATTTTGCTTACGATATGATGCGTAAAAAGAAGGTTCTAGGATCACAGAGAGCCTTGCAATTCGGTGGTGAGCCAACTCTCAAGAAAAACCTTAGAATATACAATTGCCTAACCTCATTTGTTGATCGCCCTAGATTTTTTCAAGAATGCATGTATGCTTTATTGTGTGGATGTGGCGTAGGGTTTTCTGTTCAGAAACATCACGTAGAAAAATTACCTACACTTATCTCATCAAAATCTGGTAAGAAAACCTTTGTTATCGAAGACTCCATTGAAGGATGGGCCGATTCAATTGGCGTATTGGTATGTAGCTACTTTCGTGACTCTGAACTTTGGAAAGAATATTGTGGCAAAAACGTATCCTTTGATTATACCAATATTCGACCAGAAAATAGTCCAATATCCAGTGGAGGAAAAGCACCGGGACCAGACCCATTAAAAGAAGCTCATCGAAAAATTCGAGCTATTTTGGATAAGGCACTTGAAGAATCTCAGTTCGCTTCGAAGAAACTTAAAAAACTTAAGCCTATAGAAGTTTACGATATCGTAATGCATTCAGCAGACGCTGTTCTTGCTGGTGGAGTTAGAAGATCGGCAACTATTGCTATCTTCTCTAAAGATGATGAAGAGATGATGAATGCAAAAACTGGTAACTGGTTGGCTGAAAATCCACAAAGAGGAAGATCGAACAACTCAGCGTTGTTACTAAGAGGCGAAACCTCTAAAGAAGAGTTCCTGAAATTTATCGAATCAGTTAAACAATACGGAGAGCCGGGATTTGTGTGGGCAGATTCTACAGAAATTGGATTTAACCCTTGTGTGGAAATTGGGATGTATCCAGTTGATGAGGAGACTGGACAATCTGGCTGGCAAGGATGTAACCTATCCACAGTAAACACATCAAAAATCAAAGATGAAGAAGATTTAAAACAAGCTATAAAAGCTGTTACTATTATAGGAACTCTTCAGGCTGGCTTTACAGATTTCTCGTATTTCACCGAAGCAAGTGAAAGAATTTTTAGGCGTGAAGCACTGCTTGGCTTATCTATGACAGGAATAATGGAGAAGTCGGAGATATGTTTAGATGAAAAGGTTCAACGAAAGCTAGCTAAGTATGCTAAAGATGTTAATGCAGAGGTTGCAGAACTGATTGGTGTTAATAGAGCAGCAAGACTGACCTGTATTAAACCAGAGGGGTCAACAAGTTGTATGCTTGGAACATCTTCTGGTATCCATCCTCATCATGCGAAGAGGTATATCCGTAGGATTCAAGCCAACAAAAACGAACCTATTTACCAGCACTTTAAAAGTAAAAACCCTATTGCCTGTGAAGAAAGTGTTTGGGGAAATGGTCGATCAGATCAGATTAATTTCTGTGTAGAAGTGCCAGATGGTTCCAAGACGAAGAACCAAATCAGTGCTATCGACCTACTTAATATAGTAAAATCAACTCAAAAGAATTGGGTGATTGCTGGAACGAATGAAGACCTTTGCGTAAAGCCATATCTCAGACATAATGTTTCTAATACTATCAACGTTAAACCTGAAGAGTGGGATGAGGTTTCCGATTTCATTTATAAAAACAGAGATTACTTTTGTGGTATCAGTCTCCTAGCCTCAACTGGAGATAAGGATTATCCACAAGCTCCATTTACTACAATCTATCTCCCCTCAGAACAGGTGGCTTATTACGGGGATGGAATCATGTTTGTGAGCGGATTAATTGATAAAGCTTTAGAGTTGTGGGAAGATAACCTATGGCAAGCGTGTGACGACTTGCTAGGCATAGGAAAGCAAATTAGGGGAGAAGCAAAAAGAGAATGGAAAGAGCGTTGTGAAAGATATGCTAGAAACTATTTTGACGATGATGTTAAGAAATTGACCTATGCGATGAAAGATGTTTACAACTATAAAATGTGGACAGAGTTGAAACGTGAATATAAAAGCGTTGACTATACAGAGGTTATTGAAGAAGAAGATTCTACCAACTACAAAGGTGAGAGTGCCTGTGCAGGTGGTAGTTGCGAGGTTATATATACATAATGGTAAATACAATACAAAGATATAACGCTTTAGGTGTTTTAATAGATGATACTTGGCTATCTGGCGTACAGAGCGTAGAAAGGCCAACATCAATTGAGAATTCTTCACCGAATGATACAGGGAGAATTCAATCCAGTAATGTATTTATATCTCCCAATAATAATATAGATATTACAATCACAAGAGTTATTGGTGATATCGCTCAATTTTTCTATCAGCCAGCAAGCCTAACAAATTATGCCTCTACTTTTTTACTTGCTAATTCAAATATTGGGATGAGTGGTTGGGATTCTCTCAAAGAATACAAAGTTCAGGTCATATGGGGGAGTGATGATGATGCGTACTTGGGAGCAAACGCTTCGAATTACGTTTCACTCGATACTTTTGAGTACTGTCTATTGACTGGAATTTCTTATTCAATTAGCGATAGAGGAATAATAAACGAGACTGTCAACCTTACGACCAGAAATCAAACCGTAACGAGTGATAGTTCTTTAGGGGCGTTATCTCTCCCTAGTTTTCCAGAGACCTTAAACCCACTTAGGTCACACAACATTGAGATTGGTTCCTGTGTTTTTCCAACTATTCTTACCTCTATTTTCGACAATAGCTGGAACGATACTAACGGAAGAGATAGCGAGCATGGAAAGTACGCCTTAACTTCTATTGAAATGGCTTTATCAATTGATTATGGAGAACTAAGCGATCAAGGGAGACCTAGAGGATCTGTTACCGCTTCTGAACAGAACAAGTGGCGTTTTGTTTCTAATACTACAGTGGAATGTGCTATTACCGGAATAGCTAGACAATCAGATTTTACCAAGGCTGTTTCTGATGAAAACTTCTCAACTTACCCCTCTCCTGATTATCAACTTAAAATCGTTGGATTATTAGGAACCGATTATTATGTCTGGGATTTTGGGAGTAAGAATTTTATATCATCTTACACAACACCCCTAGCTACTGCTCCTGATGGAAGATCGGAGTTTTCAATGACGTTCTCAAATAGGAGACATGATTTTGTTCCTTATGTAAATTCTTCAGTTCTCAATTTAATCCAAAGTGGTACATATTAATGACAAATCGTAAAAATAAGAAGTATAGAAAGTCAGACGAAAAACCAAGTAGAGGAAAAGTAACAGCAAAAACAAAAGGGCAGGAAGATTTTATAGATGCTATCGATAGTTCAGAAATTGTGTTTTGTACTGGACCAGCAGGAACCGGAAAGACAACGATATCCGCAGGAACCGCATGTGAATATCTTTTAGATCCTGAAATAAATATATCAAGGATACTTATCACGAGACCGATTGTGGAGTGTGGTAGAAAACTTGGTTTTTTACCCGGAGACGAAAAGCAAAAAATTCACCCTTATCTTGAACCTATTTTAGAAGAACTTGGATTGTATCTAACGTTTAATCAATTAAGGGATTTTCAAGATCGAGGAATTATTAAGATATGTCCACTTGAAACAATGAGAGGCCGAAACTATCATAATACTTTCATGATTCTAGATGAAGCACAAAATGCAGAATATGGTCAGATCAAAAACTTCTTGACTAGGATCGGGATGAACTCAGTTGCTGTTTTGAGTGGCGACACTACCCAAGTCGATTTAATAAAAGAAGACAGTGGTCTTGAGAAGGCTATCGGTAGAATAAATCACGTAGAGGGCGTCTCTCACGTTGAATTAACAAGGGAAGATATCGTGAGAAGCGGTATTGTGGGGAAAATTATCGATTTTCTTTGAAAAAGGTTTACGAGCCGACTATAATGTATACGAACCCGTTCTTTCTAAGGGCGGGTTTTTTTTGTGGAGATTGTAATGAATATTGAAGATAAAGTTGTAAAGGAGAAATATCCTGATGCCTTTTTATGATTACAGATGCGAGAATTGTGGAGACTTTGAAGAACTCGCCAAAATAAATGAGAGAAATAAAGTCAAGTGTCCTGAATGTGACAAAAAAGCGACGTTGCTTTTATCCGCTAATTCAGTAAAGGGAGATCCATCGACTATCGGTGCTCTTGCAGACGCTAATACGAAAAAAATGGGTAGATATGAAAAAGAAGATAGAATGATTGCTGATGGAAGTGCCGCTAAGAATCAAGCGAGAGAGGAAATGAGGCATCAATATAAATTAGCAAGCCTTACCCCAAAACAGAAGGAAACGTATATCCATGAAGGAAAATTACCTTAATCTCCCTCCTAGTTGTTTATCTACTCAACTACCTATTTGCCCCCATTGTAACGATACAAAGCATATTACAGCAGATAAAGGAATAAAATTAGGAGGAACACCCTATCAAGTACTTACATGCACAAAATGTTGCGTTTCTTGGGATATGAGGTACGATTTTATGGGTGATTTCTAAAATTCCCCCTTTTTTACTTGCTAAACCTATTTTAAATGTGTACTAAGGAGTACGAAAATGACAGATACAACCGCACCGCATTGTGCAATTATTACGTTTGACATCAAAATACACCAAAAACTTTCTGATGGATCTCTTCATCCTACTATAATGACAATGGACGAGATGAGGGAACATGGAATCACAACAAAAGCTTCCATGAAAGTTGAGGGATTCAACCAGAAAAAGTGTATTGAGAACCTAAAAGAAAAATTGGAGAAACTAAATGAGTGAATCTGTGTCAGAAAAGGCAAAATCTTTCCGTCCTGATGAAGAGTCTGCCGTTTTTTACTATAATAAAAACAGAGAGATCGTTGATGACGATTTTACTGCTGTAGCTAAATTGTCAGCAGTTAAAAAGGATGGAGAAGAAAAGTATACATTTTATTTGAGAAAAAGTGAAGGAGATATCTATGATCCCTACGGGGTCAGACAAATTACCAAGTCAACAATTCAACTATATCCTTACAAAAAGGTAGATAAGGAAGTGTTTGATTTGTATTTTGAATATCTTAAAACAAGAAAAGATATCTATTTAATTAAAGCAAAAAGAGAAGATATTAACCAGAGGAGATGAATATGGCTAAAAGAGGTGCATTATCAATTGAAGAGAAACAGCAGGTATTAGACACTGTTAAATCTTCCGAAGATTTCGAAGATCAGGCTTCAGCGTTGGCAGAGGATATGGATCGTACAGAAGATATCCTACTTAAGTATTATCAAGAACTCAAAGATCTTGGACTTGTAGTTTCTTCTGAGGATGAAGTTGAAGAAGTTTCGCAGGTAAATCAAGAAATGGAAAAGATCAAAAGAGATCATATGCAACAGATTTATCCTTCTCAGAAGGGAGCGACTGTTGGAACTCCTATGGCATCGCAGTACACCGATGAGATTAATAAGAAAAGATCTTCTAAACCTAAAATGGGAAAATATGCTGCTAACGTACAAAAAATAAGGAAAGATCAATGAACGTATGTGTCGAAAAGGACGAGTATATCAGAGAGTTAATCAGAAGTACAAAGATGACTTGGAAGATAACTCTTACTGATGGAACAATTGTTTGGGGAGATCCTGATAGGTATAGTGTCAATGGAGAAGAACCTGAGGATAAAAAGCCTTGGAATCGCTTGAGAGAATATTGTAACGAAAAAAATCTATCAGTTACAAAGGTTCAAGTGATTTGCATGGGTGCTCCTGAGGATGTTTTATTTGAAGATCCAGATGGGGCAGACGGAATATTTGTAAAGAGAGGATTTTCAAGAAGTCAAGATATGGAAACTGGACATTCTCAAGCTTTCCAAAACCTATTAGTAGGGGTTTTGAACGAAGAAGGAAATGAGATAGATGTTGTCAAATATTCTTGGCCCCATAATCAATTTGAAGATTTCGAGCAGAAAAGGATTCCTACTGAGGAAAACGTTAGTGAAATGCTTTTCAAAGTTGGAAGCAAAAAGAAAGAGAAAGTGAAAGAACTCCTTAATGGCTAAAGAGCGATCTGAAAAATCTAAATATAAATCCCCCTCGTCTGGAGAATACTGTACCGCAGCACAATGGCTGGCTGAAACTATGTGCTTTAGGATGGCAGAAAAGAATAACGAGGGGTCACTTGCTCATAAGTTTTGGAACACAAAAAAGTGGAAAAAAACCTATAGTTGGCAAGTCGTTTGTGCTAATCGTTTAATAAAAAAGTTTGGCGAGAGAACTGTAATATCCTATATTAAGAAGAACAAATGGATTCCGTCTTTAGGGATTAAGACTCTTCCTGATAAATTGAAAAAGCATAAGTGGTTTGTCGATAAAGAGATTGAGCAAGAAAAAAAGAGTTTAGAAAAGGTTGAAAAACCAAAAGAGGCAGAGACAGACGCTAGCAACGTAAAGAGGAAAAATAAATCAGTTTTTTCGAGGCTAAAATAAATGGCGAAAAAGAAGTCAAAGAGTATACCACTACCTGCTTACTTGAAGGTGTTGGATGATAAGTATAAAAAGGAATATGGTAAGATAATTTATTCTGGACTAGACGTATTAGAGACGAGAAGAAATCATAAGTTACTTAGTATCACTCCATCGTTAGATATGGCACTTGGAGGTGGAATAAAAGAAGGAACCGTTACTATTATTAGTGGAGATGAGGGATGCGGAAAGACGACCCTCGCTTTACACATGGCAGCGAAGCATCAGAATGATGAAACTTTTATTCAGTCCGATGGAACTACTGGTAGACCAGTATTTTACTTTAATTCGGAAGCTAGACTTGATGAGAAGCATTTTTCGGGAATCAAGGGTCTTATCCCAGACAAGCTAAAGGTTATTCAAAAAGATCCTGAAGGCAAAATTATTCCAGCAGAAGTTTTTTTGGATTCCAGTATATCAATTATGGGTGATCCTGCCAATAAGGGGGCTATGGTAATCTTGGATTCCAGTTCAACGCTTATTCCTCAAGGGGAGTTGGATGAGGATATTAAGGCAACTCGAAATTCTCTTCCGCGATTACTGGCTTTATGGTGCAAGAAGTTTTGTCAAATAATTCCAGATAACAATATCACATTGATTATTATTACCCACTTGATTACCGATACCAGTCCAAATGGTAGAGGTAGGAAGATACCAGATTGCGGTAAAAAGATCAGGTACGCTGCCGATACTATTCTCAAGGCAGATTATATTACCAGATGGAAAAAGAGCGATTCAGATCCAGACCATATCGGACAACAAATTCACTGGTCAATAGATAAGTCATCGATGGCATCTACCATTAAAAAGACCGATAATTGGCTGAGATATGGAATTGGAATGGATGAAACCAAAGAAGCTATTGACATTGCCGCAGATTTTGGTATAATAGATATTTCTGGGAGTTGGTACAAACCATTTGGCGAAGAAGGGGAGAAGATTCAAGGTCTCTCCAATTTTCTCGACTGGATTGATGAAAACCCAGACTACATAGAGAACATAAAATCTCAAATTAAGGAATTAGTATGAAGGTTGTAGGATTTGACGGTCGTGAATATTCTTTTACTCCATCAAGCAAGCAATCCTCAGTTTCAAAGAGGTCCAAGTTACATGAAAAAGCTTACGACTTTTTAAGGGAAATTTTTCCATACTCAAATATTCTCCAAGAGGTTACTTTACCCGGATCAAAAACTGGTAGAATAAAATGCTTAACGGCAGACTTCTTTTTGCCGGTAGAGAGAATTGTAGTAGAAGCACATGGGGAACAACATTTCAAATTTAATTCTCATTTCTTCGATTCCAAAAAGGATTTTCTTTTAGCACAGGCTAGAGATAAGAAAAAAAAGGAATGGTGCGAAAATAATGGAATAACCTTTATTGAGTTTGCCTACAATGAAGATGAGGAAGATTGGAGAGGAAAATTTTGATAATAGATCCGAACATTAAATATGAAGACTATACTGACAACGAAACGGTCAAGGAATTCCTCTTAAAGATACAAGAGTGGAAAGACCTAAACAATGTATACAACTGTGACTTCAACGATAAAAATAAAGACGAAGTTAAGAGATACATGAATATGCCTTACGATAAAATTCGTAGCATGAACTCTAACGAAGTTAATTATGCCGCATATTTTCTCCATAGGTACGTTCAATATCTCTATGGTATACTAGGGAAAGAGCAGTCTATTTTGGATTGGGCAAACGAGAGCATCTACTACATAGTTAGTGATAAAATTAATGACTATGGCGATGGATATACTAAATGGGAGCAGAAGTTTTATTCTGCGGTTAAAGAAAATCCACTTGCTAAGGAAATTTTCAAGCTCAAGACAAATTCTTTGAGTAGGGTAAAAAGTATTGAGAAAACAATTTATCCGATAGAGAAAATGGCAAATACATTAGAACAAATAGGAAGAAATAAATCATGAAAGAGAAGATACTTAATTTGATAAAAAAAGGGTGTAAACTAGGCGATAATGAATTCATTGATATCGGAATCTCGCTAGTGCCGGAAGAGTCAAGAGAACAGGCTAGCAAAATCTGCAATAAGATTTTTAAGCTAATTCCTGAAGATGGTGGAGAACCGGATGATGACCTATTATCAATTCTGGAAGATCTTCTTGTTGATAAAAAAGTCTATCATGAAATGAGAGTCGAAACTGATGAAGTCGATACCGATTATTACGCAAATGATTTCAACGACCCCATCAGAACAAGGGAATCAAGATCGGTAATTTCTGAAAATAGACCAAATATGTTCAATCCTAAAGACTATAATTCTATAGGAAGGGACGAGGATCATCAAAAGCATAAAGCTGAAAGCAAGCCGATTAAAAAACCGAAGGCAAAAAATATTAGAGTAAAATGTACCGATTGTGGAAGTCCTTTTGAGATTCCTCAGGAACTTTATATTGGTGAAGATTACGGAACGAAGTGTAATGATTGTTTGGGGTGAAAATGACAGAGTTGAAAAACACAGCAGCAGAAAATGCAGTATTGGCTGGACTATGCCAGTACGGGGTAGATTTCTTCTATGAGATAGATTATATAGAACCACAAGCCTTTTATGACGTTAATAACCAAAGGCTATTCAAATGTTTTGATAAGATTTTTCAAAATTCAGAAGAGATTGATTTAACGTCTATATTATCTACTGCAACAGAACTTGGCTTTTATGAAGAGATTGCAAATGATGAAGAGATTGGTTTTATCCGATCTCTTTTTTCTATGCCAATCACTCGTGCAAATGCAGAAGTTCAAGCATCTAAACTAACAAAGCTACTCTTTGCGAATAAGGGTGCTGTTTTAGCAGATAGAATTAAGCAGGCTTTATCTGACGTTAGCGGTAGCGAGCCAATTCTCGATATCATTAATTTGATTGAGACTCCAGTTCTTGATTTTACTTCGCAAATATATAAAGAATCTGATAATAAGGCTATCCGTCCCGCAGATAGTATCGATGAATACCTTGCCGAAAAAGAAGCTAATCCGGTAGATATGATTGGTATCTCCACCGGATGGAAGTGGTTTGATAAGGCAATTGGTGGTGGACTCAGAAGGAAATGTGTTGATCTTATCGGAGCGAGAATGAAGGTCGGTAAAAGTTTTACTGCTGATGCTCTATGCATGAATATAGCTTCTCGCGACATTCCTACTCTTATCGTCGATACTGAGATGGGGAAAGATGATCATAATGACAGAATGATTTCTTGTCTTAGCGGTGTAGATATTGAGAAGATATCAACCGGAAAGTATATTAAAGACCCAGAAGAAACAAGAAGAGTCAGAGAGGCAGCTAAAAAATTCAAAGAAATGAACTACAAATACGTTAACGTTTCTGGAACAAAGTTTGCCACAATTCTAGGTATCATTAGAAACTTTATTTATCGTGATGTTGGATTCGATGAAACAGGTCGAGTTAATGATTGTGTAATCATATATGACTATTTCAAAGTAACCGATCATGGCGAAATCAATGATAGCATGAAGGAATACCAGTTACTAGCCTTTAGTATGATGGACCTTCACAACTTTGCTGTTAAATATGATGTTCCAATCGTATCTTTTATTCAATTGAATAGAGATGGTATTACAAGAGAATCTACAGATGTTGTTGCTGGAAGCGATGGTATTCTCAAAACTTGTACCAGTTTCAGTATATTAAAGGAAAAGAGTGAGGAAGAAGTAGCGAATGATGGTCCCGATAGAGGAAATAGGAAATTGGTTCCCATTGTCGCTAGACACGGTGCTGGACTAGAAGGAAGCGATTACATAAACTTCAATTACAAGTTTAATATTGCTACTGTAAAAGAGTTGGAAACAAGAGATTTTTACTTAAAGAACTCCGAGGGATTTGAGAATGATAGCTCAGGAACAGATATTCAAGATAGCTGAATCTCTTAATGAAGATCCTAAGAAGATTCTAGATAAATTCCATATAGAATACACTGAGGAACACAACAGACTAGTGTTTCCCTGTCCGGTCCATAATGGAGATAATCCAACTGGAGCGTGTATTTTTACCGATGGAGATTCCGCTAAGGGGAATTGGGTATGTTGGACTCGTGGATGTCATGACGACTACGGCAATAATATTTTCGGATTTATTCAAGGGATATTAAGTTGCCTGAATGATGAAGAAATCGCTTTTCCACAGGTGATCAACTGTGCAAAAAGTTTGGTTGGAGATATAGATTTTTCCGTGTCTTCGAAAAAGTACAATAATAACAAATCTAACCTTTTTGATGTTTTTGAAAAGAAAAATAAGGAACTGGAATTACCAAATATTTCAAGAGAAACGATTATCAATAAGCTGGATATTCCATCTCAGTATTACACTGGAAAACTCACCAATCCAAATATATTAAAGAGACGGACATACTATGAACCTGAAACTCTATATAAATTTGATGTTGGCGACTGTATGGACAAGGATAAGCCAATGGCTTTTAGGGCAGTGGTTCCAGTTTACACCGAAGACGGAAGATATGCTGGCTGCACTGGAAGAAAGATTTATGAGAATAATGAATACCCGAAATGGAAGAATTCTACCTCAAAAGGTGTCTTTTCTTCACTTTTTTATGGATTTAATCAATCAAAGTCGCTAATTGAGACTATAATGACTGTGTTCGTAGTTGAAGGACAAGGCGATGTTTGGCGTTGTTACGAATCCGGTGCTGAAAATTGCATTGGGCTGATGGGGTGTGACCTCTCTGAAAGTCAACTATTGGTCTTGGAGAAAACCATGATTCAAAATATGGTCATACTCACAGATTTTGATGATGCTGGAGAAAAGGCAGCAGAAAAAATCGCCAAGAAATGTGGCAGGAGATACAATATCCATCGACCAGTTATTCCGAAGTCACTGATGAGAGACATTCAGAGATTTTATAAAACACAAGAAGAGAAGGCAGATGTAGCCGATCTAACAAAAGAGGAGTTTCAGGAGCATATATTAGATAAACTCCCCAAGACGTTCAAAGAAGCAATGTTATTAAAAGAGGAAAAATAATGGAACAGAAAATTTTAGGTATTGCAGGAAAAAAACAAGCGGGTAAAAATACCCTCTCTAATTTTCTGCATGGTTTACAATTACAGTGGAATGGTATTATTACAAACTTCGCAATTGACGAAGAGGGGGAGTTGATTGTAGAAGGTCTACCAACTATAATTGATGGTAAGGAACAGCTTGCAACAGTAAAGTTAACGGTTGATCAAACTAATGATTTCCGTTTTGCAAGATGGGCTGCTGATTCAATGTGGCCTTTTATTAAGAATTATAGCTTTGCTGAGTCACTAAAAGAAATCGCTATCGATTTATTTGAGTGTCCTCGCAATCTTGTATATGGTACTGATAAAGACAAAAAAACAGTAATGGAGCATCTTCGTTGGGAAAACATGCCGGGAGTATGTACTGATAATGTCTACAATGATCGTGCTGTACAGGAAACGAGCGGTATGCTTTTAGATGAGTGTTTGTCGTATCACGAACCCGGACCAATGACCATTCGCGAATTTCTACAATTCTTCGGTAGCGATATTATGAGGAAAATGTATGAGTCGATATGGGTCAATCGTTGCATGAAGGATATCCTTACAGAGAATTCTGGAGTTGCTGTTATTTCTGACTGTCGTTTCAATAATGAAATAGATGCCGTACAAGAAAATAATGGCAAAATAATTGGTCTAACTAGAAATCCATTTGACGATAAACACAAGTCCGAAAATTCATTCGATCTTGAAAAATGCGATGCTGTGATTGATAATCAGGATATGAACATTAGAGAGATGTGCGATGAAGCTGTTAAAATCCTCAAGGATTGGGGATGGATTCAGACCTTTGTCCCAAAAGGGGATTTTTTTATAGCTATAAAAGACTTGGTACAGAAAAGAAGTTCTGCCACAATGAAAATCAATCCAGCTAAAGAGGGAAAAAATATTTAATGTATGCTAATTACTTTAGAAGTTCGAGCATGAACGGATATGATATGTGCGAAATGCAATATTTCATATCTTACAATCTTGGGATTCATGGAGGATCTGGGAAAGCCGCAAACAAAGGAACCGTAATTCATAAGGTTATGGAAATTTTGGCGGGACTCAAACTCTACGAGCAGGAAAATCCAAAAAAGAGAAAATTGATCTTAGATGATGATGCTGTTGGTGAAATCAAAATCAACAAGTCAGAATTAAGAACTCAAGAATTTGTAGATAGAATGTTGGAAGAGTGTTACGAATACTATACTTCTAAATGTGAGAAAGATTATACAAATGCAGACTGGAAATTTTGTGTAGAGTGGCTTAATGAAGCTTTAACGTTTAAAGATGGTCGCTATGATCCTCGTAATCAAGAAATTTTCAAGCCAGAACAACACTTTGATATTGAAATTAAAGAGGATTGGGCAAAATTAGATCAGGTCTTACCAGACGGAACTAAGATGACTGGATATCTGAGTCTAAAAGGTACAATCGATCTAGTTGTTAAAGAAGACGAGAACACTTTACAAGTGATAGATTACAAAACTGGAGCTAGAAAGAATTGGGCGACTGGAGAGGAGAAAGATTACGAATATCTCGATCAAGATCCTCAACTACTTCTTTATTATTATGCTCTTAGAAAAATGTATCCTGAATATAACATTATCATGACGATATATTTTATTCGGGATGGTGGTGCTTTTAGTTTCTGCTTTGATGACGAACATGAAGAAATTTTCATGGAAAAACTGAAAAAGAAGTATACTCAGGTTTTGGAGAATGATCTTCCAAGTTGCGTGAAGTATTCAAACAAGATAATGGCAGACGGGAAACCCGAGAAAAATAAGTGTTTTATGTGTAGGTACGGTAAGGAAAATTGGCCCGGAACAAACACTAGAATCTGTGATTTTGTTGAGGCAAGTGTTAAATATGTGGGACTTGATGAAACAATGAAGAGTCTTAAAAGAGATGACTTCGATATCTCTTACTATCATGCACCGGGGAGTTAAAGATAATGCTAAGAAACTACACTCACAATTCGTTACACTCTTCTTTTATTAAGCCTAAACAGCTTGCAAAATTAGCAAAAGAAAAAGAGTGGAAGTTTGTTGGGATCTGCGATAAAAATACGATATCGGGGATGGTAGACTTCTACAAGGCGTGTAAGGATGAAGAAGTCAAGCCGGTAATTGGAGTGGAACTCGACGGACTTCCATTTTATGCTCTTAATAGAGATGGACTGAATACTCTCATCTCTGTCTGTTCCAAGATGGGACTTGGAGAAACCGTCTCTGAGTCAGAGATTGCTGATCTTCAACTCAATAAAAACCTTCGTCTTTTTTCTGATAAGACCGCAAACTACTTTGATGGAGACTATGCGGAACTAGAGCTACTTGTAAACTCTAATAAAGAAACAACCCCTGAAGAGAAAAGGAAAGTTCTTAGTGAATCTGATTTTGTTTCCGAATATGAAACTAATGAAGAGTACCTAAGAGCAAAAGAACTTGCAGATAGCGTTGAGGATTATGGATTGGCGTCTAGACCTATCCTCCCCTCTTTTTCTTGCCCAAACAATCTTTCCCCAGACGAGTTTCTAAGACAGCTTTGTAGAGACGGTTGGCGTGAAAAGCTAAAGGGTACAGACAAGATAGATACTCCCGAAAAGGAAAAGGAGTACGCCGATAGAGTAAAATATGAACTTGAGGTACTGCAAGGTGCTGGACTTTCTTCATATTTTCTCATCGTGTGGGACATTGTGAATTACGTTCGCGATCAAGGGTGGTTGCCGGGACCGGGGAGAGGGAGTGCTGCCGGTTGCCTTGTCTCGTATCTAATTGGGGTCACTCAAACAGATCCTATCGAATACAACCTTCTGTTCGGTCGTTTCTATAATAAATCAAGAAACACCGCTACGAGAGTTGAGCTTCCAGATATTGATGTGGATATTCCGTCTGAAAACAGAGCAGATGTTCTAGAATATATTAAACAGAGGTATGGTAATGAGAATGTGTGTCATATTGGAACGTTTGGTACATTTCAGGCTCGTTCTGCTCTAGAGATTGCGTTCAAGCAAAAAACCGATCTTCCATTTGGTGAGATTAAGGAAATCACTAAGATGATGCCAGAAAAGGCAAAGGTCGAAGACCAGATGGAAGATGTAGAAGAGACTTCTCTGCTACTATGGACTCTAAAACATCGTCCAAAAATAATGGACAAATATTGTCGAGTAGTATCTAATGATGACGGTGAATTTCATTATGTTGGTGATTATGCGGAAGTATTCAAGCTTGCTGTAGAAATTGAAGGAATCTATAGACAGCACGGAAAACATGCTGCTGCTGTTGTTATTTCTCCAGATCCAATTAAGAACTTTATGCCAGTTCGTATTGATGATGACGGCGATATTGTAAGTACGATCACTATGAAAGAAGTCGAGTATATGGGTGGACTTAAACTCGATATTCTTGGGGTAGATATTCTCAGTAAAATCTTGGGGATCGTAAACAAGAGCAAAAAGATTAAAACACTTTCTGAGTTGAATAATTTTGATGATGAAGAGGTTTGGGATCTGATGTGTGAAGGAAGAACTAAGGGAGTATTTCAATTAGACTCAGATACTGGTCAAACTTGGTCAGCAAAAGTTAAACCTAGAAGTATCAAGGAATTGTCAGACCTCTCTGCTTTATTAAGACCGGGGGCGTTAGGTGCTTCTCTCGAAGGTAAGAGTATGACACAGCACTACGTTGATCGTAAATTTGGTGCTAGTTTTGATTATCTTCACCCTTCTCTTGAACCTATCCTAAAAGATACTTATGGGATTATTGTATATCAAGAACAGGCGATGAAAATCGCAACTAAGCTTGCGGGATTTTCCGAAGAACTTTCTGATGACTTGAGAAAAGCTATTGGTAAGAAAAATGCAAAGCTTATGAAAGAGCTAAAGCAAAAATTCATTGATGGTTGTGAAGAGGTTGGACTTGTAGACGCTAAAATCGCTATGGATATTTTTGATAATATCGAAAAGGCAAACAGATATTCGTTCAACGCTAGCCATAGTGTGGTTTATGCTGTAAATGCTTATTGGTCGGCCTATTGTAAGGTTCACGATACTCCTATATTTTTTGAGAAATATCTGAACCATGCACACAAAAAACCAATGTGGAAAGATGAGGTTCGCGATCTTGTTATGGATTGTAGAACATTCTCAATTGATATTAATCCCCCAAATCTTTCTAATCTCTACCGTGATTTTCATTATGATGAAGAAAAGAACTCTATTTTCTACGGTCTTTCTAGAATAAAAAGCGTCGGAGATAAAGATTGTGATGATTTTTTTCGAAAAATCGATGAAGCCGAGCTAAAATTAGGTAAGAAGGTAGAGGATTTTACTTGGATCGAAATTCTCATGTTGATTCTTTCTGGCCTCAACAAGAGAGCTAGTGTTCCTTTGATATGCACAGGATCGCTATTAGGGAAAAATAGTAATGTGAGCAGAAATAGAATGCTCTATGAATATGAAACTTTGAAAAGCCTAAACAAAAATGAGGTAGTCTGGATGGTGGATAATTATGAAGTTTGAGAATATAAAGGGAATTGTAATGTTTGGTGGAGCTGTCGAATACAGAGGTAACACTATCTGTGATCTTTCGAAAGTACTCAGGTATCCATTTAAGACGAATAAGCCATATCAGGTAAATTTATCTGGCTCCAAATACAATAAGGAAACAAAGATGTATGAAGGAGATGTTTTGTTCAATGATTTGAATAAGGCAGTAAGGTTTTTTATAGATGAGTGCAGGAAATACGATAGGAAGGATAAATAGAATGAAAACGATTATTTGTGGACCTCGTGATTTTACTGATTATGAGGAGTTGTGTTTAGCAATAGAAAAAAGTGGCATAGAAATTACGGAAGTAGTTATCGGTGCTGCCAAAGGTGCTGATGCTCTCGGTGAAAGATGGGCTAGAGAGAACGGAGTTAAGTGCGTAAAGTTCAAAGCTGAATGGAAGGATATTGATCATCCAGAAGCTATTGTTAAAGAGAATGCTTATGGTAAGTACAATGCTAAAGCTGGACCTATTCGTAACGAAAAAATGACTATGTACGCCGAAGCTTGTATCGCTATTGATACAGGGTCTAATGATAGTGCCGACATGATTCGTAAGGCAAAGGAAAAAGAGCTTGAACTGTATTGTCACGCTCCTTATGAGAGTGATATCTTGGATGCGGCTGCGGAGGTAGAGTTTTGAATAAATGGTGCATTCAATGTGAAGAAAAAATCACCGAAGAATTCAAGTGTCCCAATGGTCATTTTGAAACCATGTTTTTAAATAATGATCCAAAAACGAATGATCTATGGATATCTCCAGAGGCTATTGAACAATTAAGAATGTGTGGAAGTGAGGAAGCAACACAGAATGTTCTTGAGGATACTGTCACGAGAGGTAATATTAGATCAATTAGGTCAAAAATAGATAATATATATCGTGAACTAGAAGATATAGAGATGATTTTAAATGAAATTTACGAAAGAGAAAAGGAATAAATATGCCACTTAATTTTACGCCATATTGTGTCTTCGATTTCGAAACAGGGAGCCGTAATCCGCACAAGACCCAACCAACGCAGCTTGCCGCTGTAATGCTTGACCCTAGAACGCTTGAAATCAAGTCTGGGGGAGAGTTTAACAGTGAAATTCGTGCCGTTATTGATGATGAAAAAGCTATTGAACTAGGTCTTGACCCACTTGAAGATGGTGCTCTAAAAGTCACAGGAAAAACGAGAGAGCAAATAGATCAAGCACCGGAACTAGATATTGTCTGGAATAATTTTGTAAAATGGGTAAAAAAATTCAATAAAACTAGTAATTCTTTTAACGCTGCTATTCCTGTTGGCTATAATATAGTTGGATTCGACCTTCCAATCATAGATAGATTGTGTCGTGGAGAATTCAGTTCTGTTGGAGTGAGAGGTAAACAGGTTGGAGAGGATGGAAATCCTAACCTATTCAATAAAATCAGGAGTGTAGATGTAATGCAGAACGTTTGGATGTGGACTGAATCAAATCCTGATGTTAAATCTATCTCAATGGATAATAATCGTAGATGGTTAGGTTTTCCAGAAGAAAGTTTCGACAAGGCTCACGACGCATTGCAGGACGTTAAAGATACGGCGAACATCTTTATCAAGTTTCTTAAATATCATAGAAATATTGCTAACAAAACTAACTTTGAAAATGCTTTTGCTAAAACGGGGATGTACGTATGACGCCTAGAGATTTTTGTTATTGGTTACAGGGTTTTTTTGAAATAACGGGAAATAATGACGTAAATGGAGATTATGTCATGTTAGATAGCTATCAAGTTGAAAAAGTAAAAAAGCAGCTTGATTTGGTTTTCACTCACGAAATTGAAAAGCCACCAGCTTATTACAATAGCGTGATTATGACGGATAAGCCGAATAAAAATTATGATATATTCCCCACAACTGCAACATTAACTGACGGATCTACCCCCTTGAACCCTAATTATACTTTTGAGCATACGCTTGAAGATAATTATCCACAATGTGTTTATCCTAAGGATGTGCCACCACCTAGTTTATCCTAAGTATGTACCACCAGCTATTTATTGAGGGAAAAAATGGGAGAGAAGCTACCGATACCTAGAGGCAAGAGAATACCAGAAAAAGCCATTGTTGGAGATCCAATAGATGTTTCCAAATTCTCATATTTTAAGAATGGTGAATTTTATGGGTGTTTGAACCTAACTGAAGCAGAACACTACATAATTGAAGAAGAACTAAAAAGACTATGTAATGACAACTGCTTGACCTTACATTATTACCGAAAATTAAAAGAGGGTCATGTTCCATGCTATAGAGAGTTTAAGGTTAGCGGACATAAACTCAATATGAGTAAATTGGATGAGTATATAGAAGAAAGCGGTATCTTTAATCATTTAGAAAGAAACCCTCATACAGTTTGGAGAAAAGATGAGAAGTAAACAACACGATTATTACGGTGATATTACAAAATACGATATGAGACGGCAAACTTGGCCTCATTCTGGTAAGAGAAGCACTGCTGTTCAGGAGGGGTATCCGATTATGAAGATGCTCCCTAAAAGGATAGATCCTTGTCCTTGCGGTAAACCATCGGTGGATATAGAGTATATGGATCTGGACGAAAATGGAAAACCAACCATAAAGACTTCCGCTATTCCCGCTCCTTATAGAGACTGTTGTGAAGGTAAAAATAAATATGCAGACACTGAGTGATCATATAAGAAAACTCATAAATACCGATAGAAGAACTACGGCAAATAGATTGAAAAAGGTTACAGAGATTAAAAGATCTCTCGATAACCCGATGCAAACTCTCGAAGATGATATAAGGTATATCTGTGAGCAAGAAGAAATTTATTTTGGTGTTTCTCTTTCATATTCTATTTCTGACATTGTTGGAATCAATACTCAGTACGAATGTAGAACAGTTTTGGAAAATGCTCCAATTAACAAAGATTTAATTTTATGTGCTTCAGTTTCGAGCTATAATGAGATTAAGACAAAGAATGGTAAAAACCCCGGACAACTAATGGCATTCGTAAAACTTGAAGACTCAAGCGGAAGACTTGATAATGCCGTTCTTTTTCCCGATCAATACCATAGAAAAAACAAGGCTTTTCTTTATGAAGGAAGTGTTGTGATTGTGAAAGGTGCTGTTTCTAAAAATAGGCAACTTTTCATAATCGATGAATTAAAACAAGGATAAAGCCGACTGTCGGCTAAAAATAGTAACTTTTTTAGAGGAATGATGAATTATGAATCATTGTACGTTTGTAGGAAGACTTACTGGAGATCCAGAAAGTCGTGATGTTGGCACAAGTAGTGTCACCAAGTTTAGTCTCGCTGTTGAGGATCGTTATAGATCTAATGGCGAAGATAAGATCGATGTTGATTATTTCGATTTCGATTGTTGGGGTAACATGGGCAATGTGCTCTCTACCTATGCAAAAAAGGGCGATCAACTTATTGTTGAGTCTAGAGCAAAGCCTGAAACTTGGGAAGACAAGAATGACGGTACAACACGTAAAAAGACCGTCTTCAAAGTCAAGAACTTCTACTTTGGTGCGAAGAAGAGAGCTGCCGCTGAAACGGCATAAAGTTTACGATAGCTTACGGAGATATTCTGTATCTTCGTAGGCTTTTTTATTTGAGGTAATACTATGGACAGAAAAAAAAGAATCCTCTTTGTCACAGAATCGACAACAAAATCAACAGGTTATTCAGTATATAGTCGAGAGATCTTAAGAAGATTCTATGAATCTGGTCTTTTCTATGTTGCTGAATTAGCTTGTTTTTGTGATGCAAATGAGGATAGAGAGGCTATCGATAACACTCCTTGGGATGTAATTATCAACAAGCCTACTGATCCAGTTCTTTTAGAGGAATATAATTCCTACGATGCATTTGAGTTTGGAGAATACAACTTTAATGCCGCCCTGATTAAAGTGAAGCCTGATTTTGTTATGGATATTCGAGACTGGTGGATGCATGAATATCAGCAGAAATCAAGGTCGGCCTTTAGAGATTACTATAAGTGGGTTCCAATGCCAACGGTTGATTCGGAACCGCAGCACGAAATGTGGATTGAATCATATATTGATGCTGATGCGGTGTTTACATACTCGGAGTATGGAAAACAGGTTCTCGAATCTCAAAGTGATCACATTAGAATCATTGATGTTGCATCTCCCGCCGCCTCAGATTCTTTTAGGCCAATCCCTGAATCTAGAGAAAAGTTTGGAGTTATTGACGATAGCGTAATCTTTGGAACGGTAATGCGTAACCAAAAGCGTAAGCTATATCCAGAACTTTTCCGAACATTCAAAGATTTTATCTCAAGAAGCAAGGACAACAAAAACGCTTATCTTTACTGTCATACTTATTATCCTGACCTTGGATGGGATATTCCTAAGCTATTAATAGAATATGGGCTAACTGACAGGGTTTTATTCACGTATAAGTGTACTAATTGTGGATATTTAACGTGTAATTTCTTCCACGACGTAAACAACTTCTGTAGAGGGTGTGGAAACTTTAAGCTAAGTTTGATTGGCACTCATAATCCAATAAACGATGAAGAACTAGCTCATATCTATAACCTTTTTGATTGCTATATCCAATATGCGACAAATGAAGGGTTTGGTATGCCTCAGGTCGAAGCAGCGTATTGTGGTATTCCAGTCATGACAGTTGACTATTCCGCAATGAGTTCTGTAGGACACAATATTGAAGCCTTTATGATTCCTGTATTGCATAAGCCATACGAATCGGAAACTGGCTTGAAAAAGGCATTACCTAATAACGCTGAAGCAGTTAGACTTTTTAGAGAGATATACAACATGTCTTCAGAAAAAAGGAAAAAATATGGAGAAAGATCAAGAGAACTCGCCCTTAAGCACTATAATTGGGATAGGACAGCCAATAAGTGGATGAATTTCTTCATGAATGAGCCTGTTATCTCGGAAGATATGAGTACAACTTGGCTATCCCCACCAGAGATTTTAGATGCGGGTCCACCAGTTCCGAGCAATATCACCTCGCCAAAGGATCAGGCGACTTATTTGTTTGATAAGGTACTGCGTAAGCCAAGTTGGGTTCATGGTTTCCACTGGAGAAAATTGGTTAGAGACTTGACTTATCGAGGACACTTGAAGAGTACTACAAACGAAATTTACTTCTTCAATGAAAGTCACGTTAGGGATAACAAAAATAATTTTGTTGATTATGATAAGCATAAAGCCTACGAACAGCTTTCTCACAGTAGGGATCAATTCAATAAGCTAGAACAAGCAAGATGGGAACAGGTAAATAATGAAAGTAATCTACATAGGTAACTACAAAGACGGGACTGGTTGGGGCAATGCTGCACTCAATAATATTCTCGCTATGGACAAGGTTGGAATAGACGTTGTTCCCAGATGTATAACCTTTAATAATCAGCCGGTAACGGTTCCAGAAAGAATTCTTGAATTAGAGTCTAAAAGTTCAAGAGGGGCTGATACCGTTATTCAGCATACTTTACCTCCGCTATTTAGCTATAACAGTAATTTTAAAAACATCTGTCTTTACGAAACAGAGACTACAGATATTACTCAAGCTATGTGGCCTAAATTCATTAATCAACTTGATGAAGCATGGGTTCCAAATCAAAAGGGTAAAGAGACCTCATTACTTAGTAAGGTAAAAATCCCAATCGAAATTGTTCCTCATTGTATTAATGTGGACGAATATGATATTGGAGATAGAAAGACCGAGGTTTTTGAGCTACAAAAAAGCTTCAATTTTATCTTTGTTGGGGAATGTGTCGAACGAAAAAATATAGAGGCTTTACTAAAGGCTTTTCATACAGAATTTCATCCAAAAGAAAATGTGAAGCTAGTTATTAAAACTAGTATGCCAAACGTTAGCAGGGGAGACCAGTTCCAAATTCTTAATGATTATACGAACCAGATCAAGGATAGGTTAAAAATTAGAAAGAGATATGGTGGCGATGTTATAGTTGCAGATAGACTAGATAGAATCGACTATATTGGACTTTTGAAAAACGCTCATTGTTTTGTGATGCCCTCAAGAGGGGAAGCCTGTTGTATACCTGCTGTTGAGGCTGGAGTTATGGGTATTCCTGTAATTTATACTAGCGATAATGGAATGGAAGACTATGTTGATACTGGTAATAATTCAGTAGCTGCCAGTTGGGAACCGTGCTATAATTCAATGTCTTCACCTCCTGAACTGCATACCGGAAGAGGATATTGGAGAGAAATTTCAGTTTCCGCTTTAAGGGATAAAATGAGAGAGATCTATAGTGAGCATATTCTATCAATTCACGAATATGACAAAAGGTGTGATGAGCAAAAGAAAAAGGCTATGGAATTTAGTCACGAAAAAGTCGGTGAAATCATCAAGGAAAAATTATCATGAGAGTAGCTAACGCAAATAACTTTGTAATTGGGACAATTCTTAGACGAGCTTCGTTGAATGAGGATACTCCGCTAAATGTAATCACATTCTGCACACATGAGAGATATGAGCAGTCATTGTCGAACACTGGACATAATTTTTACTCTCTCAAGGTTGGAAAAACTTGGAATAGTGACTATGGGATACAACCAAATAACTACCACCAAATGAGTAGTCTTCCAGAGCATATCAATTATGACCTTGTTCTCTGTCAGGACAGCGGTAGATATCACGAAGCTAAAAAAATTGCAAACATCTATAATATACCGATTATTATGTTAGTACATGTCTTGCCAGATGTTAGGTACGACGTTAATAAGCAAAGAGCTAATTTAATCGCTACGGACGCGGATAAATATGTTTTCATATCGGACTATAACCGAAATCAGTGGGGAATGACAGATGCAAATAATGCAGTAGTTATTAAACATGGTTTAGATACTGAATTTTGGGGGGATTACAAGAGAGATCGCAAGAAACGAATAATCTCAGTCGCTAATCTATTCCCCGAAAGAGATTGGTGTTTAGGTTGGAATCTTTGGTGTGAAACTTTAGGGTTTAATAGGGAAACTGGAGAATGCGATTTCCCGTTAGAGCTAGTAGGGAATAACCCTCCCTATTCAACGGCTGCTCACTCAACTCAGGATCTTCGAAAGAAGTACCACGAGTCGTTGATTTTCTTTAATAGCTCTCTCCATTCTCCGGTCCCTATGTCCCTCATGGAAGCAATGGCTTGTGGTTGTGCAGTTGTCTCAACTGAAACATGTATGATCCCAGAAATTATAGAAAATGGAGTCAATGGAATCATTTCAAACGACCCAGAAACTCTTAGATTTCACCTTGAAAAACTGATACATGACCCAGAAATGTGCGAGGAAATAGGCCAAAAAGGAAAGGAAACAATTCAAGAATACAATCTTGAAAACTTCTCAAAACAGTGGAACAACTTATTATATAGGACAATAGAAGATTATGAAAGTATACTTCTCTAAAACAGAACCAGAGATGAACGGATATGTTCATGTCTCTGATTTTAAGATGATGGATTTGTTGGTAGACGACGCACAGGCAGAAGAGATTATTGTTAACGATACTCTTTCGACGATTTCGTTCGACCAACTCCCTAATGTTTTTTCTTTGCTATGCTCTAAATTGAGAATGGGGGGGCAGATTGTCATTTATTACACTGATATGTCTCTGATTTGTCCTCAATACGAGAGAGATGAAATTCAAATAGAAAAGGTAAATGAACTACTCAGAAATAGAGAAAGCATTTTAAATGAAGATGTTGTTGCAAACCTTGTTTCTCAAAATGGACTTAAGATTGTAAATACTGGATATAATGCAAACTTTAAAGGATATATGGTGACAAAACGATGAATATTCCAATGAATAGTACTCCAAATATTGGTGTTTTACTTATTAGTAGAGACCGAGAGCCAAGTCTAATTCTAGATAGAATCAAAGATCTCGAACAACAGGAATTCAAACCTACGAGAATCATTTCTTGTGTTAAGAGACCTGAGTTTGTAGAAGAAACAATGAAGATTCTTTCAGAGAATAAAGAGAAGACCAATATAGAATACAATATCGTTCAACTCTTTGACTTTGTTCATCGTGATCTTGAAATTGTTGATGAATGCTATCGTTACAATATGGGATATCTTATGATATTTGAAAGTAATAAGGAAATTCCTAAAAATGCTTTTTCCCAATTAAACGAATTGCTTCAAACTGGTAACGGAGTTTTCTATATCGACCCATATAAAGGCGAAGAACTACACGGCATGACGATCCACTGTCGTGCTTTTGAGAAATTATATGGCAACAAGCCTGTAATTCATCCAGATGGAACTGTCGATAAAAGAACTTTTGCGGAAAGAATAAGAGAACTTTCAGAAGTTAAGGGGGCTGTGTGAAATGAAGAGAAGAAGCTTTTTAGGGGGATTGATTGGTGCTGTAGTTGGTGGTCCTGCTGCAATTAAAGCCTCAGAAGAATTTGAAAAAAAGCCGGAAGTTTTATCGTATCCACCCTTGGATTCTCCTGATATTAATACGATCCCCTGTTCTGGTTTTATTACGACATGTAGTGGTGGTGCTTTTAGATCTAGTAGTGGAAATATAACTTTCTCTTCTAGTCTATTCGGACCCAATGAAGGATGTAACACAAAACTATGAAAAAACCAGAAGTAACAATCATACTCACAAACTATAATTACGAGAACTATGTTCGTAGTGCAATAAAGAGCATTATAGAACAGGATTACAAAGGTCAGCTTAATCTTGTTATCGTTGATGATGGTTCTACAGATCGTTCGCAAGAACTGATTGATTACGAGTTCTTTGCCGATGAGGACAGCTATGAAACTAAGGAGACAAATCAATCCTTCTATAGTGGTAAAATTTCTATGGAAGAAACAGTCATTGATTCTGTCAACCTCCTCTTTATCATGACAGAGAATAGAGGGGCTAGTGTTGCTCGTAATGTCGGAATAAATTATGGTCTACGAAAGTTTCCTAAGACTAAGATTATAGGAATCATTGACGCTGATGATGAATACTATGCAAATAAAGTATCTAGACTTGTCGAAAAACTTATGGAGCATAAGGAAATTGGTGTCGCTTATTCTGACTACGATATTCTGAAAACATATGACGATAAGTTTTATACAAAAAGAGAGCATAAAGAGCCTTATTCAGCGTTGGGCCTTAGAAATAAATGCATAGTCTCTAGCGGATCTCTTGTCAAGGTTGAATTCTTGAAGAAAGTAGCAAAAGAAAAAGAGTACTATAATCCAAAGCTTCACGGACCAAAATCTGAGGGATTCATTGGATGTACCGAAGATTACGATCTATGGTTGAGATTGTCTAATCATTGTATTATGGTTCATGTGCCAGAAACTCTTTCACTGGCTAAAGAACACGGAGACAACCAAAGTCTTCAAATGACTCCAGAGATTTTTCAGCAGAATGCACAAATAATCATGGGTGGCTAAATGACAACAGTTCAGATTAAGAGACAGGGACTTAACCCAACAGTAGTTTTGTTATCTGCTGGTGTTGGAAATCGTATAAAGACAAACGAACCTAGAGCGTTGATAAAATACAAGAATTCCTGCATTATAGATCATCAAATCAAGACTATTGATAATTCTTTCAATGGATGTGAGATAATCGTTGTTTGTGGGTACGATTCTCACAGAATCAGCAAGCGTACTGAAAAGTATAAAAATGTTCGCATTGTTGAAAACGAACTCTATGAAAAAACGGGGGCTGCGTCTAGTCTGAGATTAGCTTTGAACAATACGAAGAATGATAAAGTTCTTTTTATTCATGGAGACATTATATTTAATGGGGAAACGATAAGAAACGCTGATTATTCAAGATCTTTCTTGGCTATTGATTCATTAGGAATGATGAATGAGAGAGAGGTTGGAGTTGTGATCAAAGACAATAAACTTGCCTCAAATCTTTCTTTTGGACTTAAAGATCAGCCGAGGTGGTGTCAAATCGCTTATCTTACTGGTGATGAATTAAAAGCGGCGAAAAAAAATATCAATATCAACTCTGATTTCAATAAGAAACAATTGACTTTCGAGTTCTTGAATACTATAATTTCATGTGGAGGAGAGTTCAAGTGTTACGAGCCAAAAAACATGAAAATATTTGAACTCGATTCAATGAGGGAATTTTTAGAAGAACAGGTAAATATATGAAAATAATGATTCAATCCGATAACGGAAATGCTCACTATTATCAACGTCTAGCTTGGGCTAACGCCTTTAATTCCATCCCCGGATACGAAGCCAAACTATGGTGGAGTGGACAAACTCCTGCTTACGACGCCTTTGATATGTATGAGCCAGATATTTTCCTTGGGCAAACATACAATCTTAGTAAATCGGTGATCGAGTGTATTAAAGAGAGACCTCACCTTAAGGTTGGGTTACGTGCTCCAGATTGGGGATCTCAGGAAACAGATGAAAGATTTCGTATTCTTAAAGCTACAGACGAAGAAAAGAGAGCTGTAGAAGAGTTGAAAGAAAAGACTGGTCAACCAGTGTTTCTACATATTCATTATCCAGAGTACGCACTACAAAATACTCACAACAAATGGGCTGAAACCGGAGTCTCGGTCAAATCAATTATGATGTGTGCTGACATAAACTCATACGCACACGCTAAATATGTTCCAGAACTTGCTTGCGATATTGGTTTTGTTGGGGGTTACTGGCCCTACAAGGGGCAAGTGATTGATAAATATCTATTACCTATCTGTAATGATAGGTGTTTGAATATTAAGATTTTTGGAAATCAACCTTGGACTGAAACGGATAGATATTGCGGAACAATCGAAGATCAGAATGTAAGACACTTGTTTGCTTCATCTAAGATCTGTCCAAACTTGTCTGAGCCACACGCCCAAGAATACGGATATGATGTGAATGAGCGTGTATTCAAAGTGTTGTTTTGTGGTGGTTTTGTTATTTCTGATTATGTTGAAGGTCTGGAAAAAACACTACATGGCGAATTAAAAGTTGGAGATATGAGGGGGTGTCTTTATGCAAAAACACCTGATCAATTTAAGGATTTAATATATACATACCTTGAAGATGAACATGCCAGAAAGTCTATTTCAGAGGCGGGAAGAAAGTTGGTGTGTGATAACCATACCAATTTTCACCGTATCGAAGAAATATTAGACGGTTTCGGGATTAAAGAACCGAAGATTAAGGAGTATCAGGATGCAATCAAGTAGTCCTCTTTATGAATATATAAGGTCTAGAATAAAAGTTGGATTTGCCTTAAAAACCGAAAAAACACTATTCGGAAAATGGTATACCCTAATGCATTGGATGGGGCCATACTATGGAGAAAAACAATTTGAAGAAAATGACAATATTGATCAAATTATTGAATCGGTAAACAAATCTTATAAAGAGGTATTATGAAAACCGCACCAGAGATGCTGATGAAAATAATGATGAACGGTGGGACGGTTAAAGATTCGAAAAATATGGAGTATTGTTTAATCGATGATAAGCTTTGTGTCCTTCAAGAAAGAAATGGAAAAGAAGTTGGAGTTCATGTAGAGTGCAACATAAAAGGATTTATCTCTTTAGCTAATGAAATAGGAAGAGATGAATTATGGTTGAAGTGTTGTGAGATAGAACTTAAGAAGATGAACATCAAGGAAAGAGCATGATTTTAGTAACAGGTGGTACAGGATTCGTTGGCACTAACCTAATAAAAAGACTTGAAGAAAAAGATTATAGCTTTGCCTCTTTTAGCGGTAAAGATTATAATCTCCTAAAGCAACAGCATGTAGAATATCTACTCAACACTACAGAGCCACATACGATTATTCATCTTGCTGCGTCCGTTGGAGGAATAGGGGCTAACCAAAAAAATCCAGCAAAGTTCATGTTTGACAATCTTTGTATGGGTATGAATCTCATTGATGCAGCATATCGTCATGGATCTTGTAAACGTTTTATTATGCTGGGAACCGTATGCTCATACCCAAAATTCACTCCAACCCCATTTAGTGAATCTGATATTTGGAACGGGTATCCAGAAGAAACCAATGCTCCATATGGAATCGCAAAAAAGACACTTGCAGAATTGGGATTCGCATACCACAAGCAATATGGATTTGAATTTTATAATTTAGTTCCTACCAATTTATATGGACCTCATGACAATTTTGATCTGCAATCTTCACACGTTATTCCTGCAATAATCAGAAAAGTTGAGCAAGCAAAAGGGAGTGGAGACCACAAAATAGAACTTTGGGGAACCGGAGAGGCAACCAGAGACTTTCTCTATGTGGATGACTTGGTTGATGCTATTATTTCAGCGTTAGATGCGGAACTGCCGCCAGAGCCAATAAACATCGGTACAGGTGTTGAGACAAAAATTGTGGAATTATCTGAAATTATCTGTAAAAAAATGGATTATCAAGGGTCAATCTTCTATAATTCAAGTGAGCCAGATGGACAGCCAAGGCGAGTTCTCGATATATCCAAGGCTAAGTACTATCTTAATTTTGACCCAAAAATAACACTGGAGCAGGGACTTGAGAAAACCATTGAATATGCAAAACATAATATTTTCAAAAGATAGACCACTACAACTCGATCTCACACTTAAAAGTATTGAGAAAAACTGGGTAAATAATAGCTCAGTAATATACAAAGCTGAAAAACCATATAGAGAGGCGTATGAACAACTTAAGCAATACCACCCAAAAGTACAGTTCATACAACAAAAAGGGAGTCTTTTTGATGAAGTTATTGATGCTTTTACCTCTGATTATATCACTTTCTTTACTGATGATGATATCGTTTTTAGTTATGCTGGGCATCTTTTTAAGGAAGAAATAATCAATGACGTATTTGGTGACTCATGCTGCTTATCTCTGAGGTTGGGGCTTAATATATCCAAAAGAGACCGAGGTGACGGAAAGCTGGTAGATGACAATATCCCCAACTTTTTTCCTTGCTCAAACAACATATTTAAGTGGAATAGAACATCAATCCCTACTGGTGGATATTTTTCTTATGCCTTGTCTGTAGATGGTCACATGTTCCGAAAAGAACTCATAAAACCCATCATGGAAGAAATAACATCTTGGTTAAAGAATTGCAAAACTGACTTAACATTTAGATGTAAGCATACTCCTAATGATTTGGAGAGTATATTGCAAAGATTTTGGTTTGAAGTTCCAGCAATCATGGCTTGTGATAAATATAGTCACGTAGTTAATAGCCCAAACAACAGGGTTCAGAATGTTGCAAAAAACAGAAGCGGTGATAAATATCCGATATCCCCAGAAAAAGCTCTACTATTATTTGAGGATGGGTACAGAATTAACCTAGATAATTTAGTAAAAGATATGCCCGATATAGTATCACCCCACCAAGAGCTAGACCTTCTTTCTTATGTGGAGAAAATATGATTTACTATAAAGTTGATTTAAAGTCAATGAAAAAAGACGACAGTAAAGAGATAACACTTGAAGATCTGAGAAGTGGTCACTCTTTTTACAGAATGTCTAAGACTCCACAAGAGGTTGACATACCGGATGAGACAATCGAAGAATATAGCGACTCCAATGTGTTAGTTATGCAAAACTATAGAGATGGTTGGAACTGTATATTATTTAATAACAAGCAAGTCGCTAATGGTTTTATTTATGGGGCAACTGTATCTACGGCATACGTTATGGAAGCTTTAGGTGTTGGGGTTAACTTCCCAAATGGAGAAGATATCGATGATATTTGATTTTCAAAAAATAGTAAACAAAGTTGGAGTCACTGGAGTAATTCACATTGGTGGATTTGTCGGTGAAGAATTATCTCAATATAGAGCTTGTGATCTTTATAACACAATAATATTTGAACCACAACCTAATCTATTCAATATAATAGATGCTAAAATGGTTGATGGTGAACAGTGTGTAAACTATGCACTTGGAAATATAGAGGGTAGTATGGAGATGTATATTTCAGAATCTCCGGGTGGTATAGAGAATGGATCTGGTGCTTCTAGTTCTTTATTGGCACCTTATAAGCACCTAACAGAGCACCCCCAAATAAAGTTTACTGAGAAGATTAACGTCAATGTGATGAGACTTGATGATTGGATTGATGAGAACCTTGAAATAAGAGAACTTCCAGTATACAACTTCTTAAACATAGATGTTCAAGGTTATGAATTAGAAGTTCTAAAGGGGGCTGAGAAGCATCTTGAGCATATCAAGGGAATGATAGTTGAAGTAAACAGAGATGAAATCTACAAGGATTGTGCGAAGATATGGGAAATTGATGATTTCTTGGAGCATAGAGGATTTGAAAGAACAGAGATAGCTTGGCAAACAGAATCATGGGGCGATGCGATATATGAAAAAAGTTGATTTTTATGAGGCGTGTTGGGTTCCAACATCACTCTACGATGAGAGATATGCAAAACTAAATACAAAATGGCTCATAGCCAATAAGATATATAATCAAGAGGAAAAAGAGGGATACATTCCCAAAAGGCTACATTTCATATGGTTAGGAAGCGAATTACCAACAGAATATCAAGCAAATATAGATACTTGGATAGAACACAATCCTAAGCATGAAGTATTTGTATGGACCGATGATGAAGTTGATAAAATAATGGATGTCCAAGAGGATAGAATTAAGGACATGTTTGAATCTGCTAAAAATTTTGGTCAGAAGTCCGATATACTTAGGTATGTCATTCTCTATAATTTTGGTGGAATTTATTCAGATATCGATTTTATATGTCTTGGTGATTTTTCCGATCTTGAAAATGTAAATTTCTTTGCCGGTATTTGTCTGGAGAGGGATTTTCAATTGAACAACGGCCTTATGGCGTGTTCACCAAAGCACAAGATCTTAGAAAATATACTGGAGAGAATAACTATTGATGGTTATGAAGAAATAGAGTGTCCACATACTAGGACTCTTTACCAAACTGGACCTTGGGCATTAACCGACTCAGTTAATAAATATATTTTCGAGTGTACAGAGTGTCCTAATGATGTCATGTTTTGGCCACCAAATTACTTTCATCCGTTTCCAGCCGCTGAACGTCACGATGGAAATTGGGAAGATTACGTAAAGGACTATAGTCTTGCTTGCCACCTTTGGCACTGTAGTTGGCAGAAGTAAATAATGGTCTAAAGCCGTTTTTGAGAGAGATGATTACACATGCGTTGTGTGCGGTAAGCGTGGTGGGAAATTAAACGCACACCATCTTGACGGACATGACTGGTGTACAGAAAAAAGATTTGATATCAATAATGGAGCCACAACCTGCATAGAGTGTCATAATGATTTTCACTTTATATATGGGCGTGGAGGTACTACAAAAGAAGACTTTTTTGAATATTGGATGGAAGAAAATGACTGGAAAATTTCAAGTCCCAACTAACCATGAGAATCCTCCCGACTCAGCCATAATTTTTGAAGAGTATTTTGGGATTAAATATAACGATTCAAAAAGAAAACCTAACGACAGAATTTATCTTCCTGTTTATTGGACTAATTATTACATTTCCAAAGACTACGGCAATGATGATATGTCTAAACTACAGGCAGAGCTAGATGCTTTACCAAGAGACAAGTCGTATTTCACCATTTGTCAATGGGATGATGGTATTCTCCAAGACCTTAAGGATCTAGACATTTTTGTTTATGGACAAGGCGGCTATGGTGATTACCCAATTCCACTCAACTGCATCCCTCATGGATCATTCAGAGACGACAGACACTCAATAAGACCAAAGTTAGCTTCCTTCATAGGGTCTATAGAGGGCAGACACCCAATCAGAGAGAAAATGGCAGAGGTTTTTGCAAAAGAAAAAGATTGTGTTGTTGAAGATCGCAGAGGTAAGGGTTTCTTTACAAAGTTCATGAAGATGATGGATGAGTCAAAGTTTGCTCTTTGTCCTCGCGGCTATGGAAAAACATCATTTAGAATTTGTGAGGCACTAGAAGCTGGAGCTATTCCGGTCTATATTTTTGATGATCCTTGGATTCCATTCGTTGATGTACTCGCGTTTGAAGGATACGGTGTATTGTGCCACGAAGATAAGTTGGAAGAATTGCCTAGTTATTTAAGAGAAATAGCCGCTAACGAACAACTAATGAAAAATCTGAGAAATAACGGCAAAATAGCATATGAAAAATTCTATAGTTATGATGGGTGTATGAATCAGATTCTGAGAATGGAGAGTAAATATAATGCCGATTTACGAGAAGAATAACACTAGAATACTGCATGTCCATATACCAAAAACTGGTGGAACGAGTATAACTGAATTATTTAGAAAATGTGGGTGGGGTATAGATAGATGGAGTGAAGATGGTCATGGACAGCAACATGCTACTAGACAATATTGGAAGGATTGGGGTGAATTTGATTATATATTTACTATTGTTAGGCATCCTGTTTTTCGGGCATTAAGCGATGCGAGAGGAAGAGTTCAAAATCCTGATGAAGTAGATCATTGGATTCAAAACTGGTGTAAAGAAGGTTATTCCAAGCATGGAGATCACAACAGACCACAGGTTGATTTTTTCGAACAGGGTGATGGTGAGATTTTCTATTACAATACAGATAGTCATAGACAAAAACTATACTCTATAGCATCTTTTACTGGTTCAGAATTCGAGGGGTGCTGCCCTGACGGATATGAGAATATTGAATTTCCGCATATCAAGGGAGAAGGTCACGTTAACCACTCTCCAAAACTTTTATCTTTAAATACATTAGAAATAATTCAGTCAACCTTCAAAAAAGATATGGAAGAATTTGGATTTCACTGGCTAGGACTGAAAGATTTATGAAAATAATTTACATAACGACTGATGATCCAAAGTCACAAGGAGACTATCAAGAAAACGTCCTCTTGACTGGATTACGATCAATACTCCGCGATGACTTAATTGATTATCCGAGAAAGAAAACCATGTATGGCGACTTCTCAGATTCTCCCAAAAATGAGATTCATGGATGGGGGTTCACAATGTTTAGTAAACCAATCCCTGATATCACGCAGGAAGAGAGAGAGAAGGTTTTACCTCCTATGTTTTGGGGGATATTCGAATCTGGTCAACTAGGAGTTCTTCTAAAAGAGCCTCAAGAGGTTGACTTTGTTATCTACGGAGTAACAGATGCTTACGGAGTCCCTGATTATCCCGAAATAAACAAACTAGCAAAATACGGTGTTGTCTATATTGATGGACACGACCATATGAACATTACTAAAACGCCATGCTTTAAAAGGGAATGGTGTGAGGAGTACGTAAATGGAAAAGATAATGTGTGGCGTACTGGTTTTGGTGTTCCTGAACATCTTATTCGTCCGTTGGATATTGAGCGAAAAAAACAGATGATTCAGAATACGGTTCCACCTTATGCACTATTTAGCCAACAAGTACTCGGAATAGATGCTAGGAGACTGTATAAATATGATGACGAGGAAGATTACTACGATGATATGGCTTCTTCTTTCTTTGGCTTAACTTGTATGAAGGGTGGATGGGATTCAATGCGTCACTATGAAATCATGGCGGCTGGTGCTGTTCTACTTTTCAGAGATTATAACCAAAAACCGGCAGGTTGTTCTCCAGACGGAATTCCTGCATTGAGTTATTCCACTAAAACGGAACTTCAGTCGATAATTGATACTCTAGTCATTGATGGAAAACCAACTCCCAAGTATTTCAAGATATTTGAGCAACAAAGAAAATGGTTATTGGAAAATGGTACGTGCAAAGCTAGAGCACACAAGGTTCTCGGCAAACTTAATAAATATAAGGAGAAGATAGATGCTAGGAGAGGTTAAAAATCTAAAAGGACAAAAATATAGACTCTATTATTACGACGGTTCTGGTCTAGTTAGGTATCAGTCCCATATAGAAGGGGTAGAATGCGAATATTTAGATAGAGACGAAGCTTTGGAAGCTTTTAAGAGAGCTAGCAATCTATCTAACAAGCAAGTGGTACTTGTATCTGATAAGCCATTTAGAAGAATTATTGGTATAAAATTTTACGAGGAAGATTAATGAGTAAAAAACATAGCAGCCAAGATTGGGCAAATTTTATAAAATCCCTCCCTCTTTCTCTTGGCCAAACCTTAGAACTCATCGACATGATGCATTGGGTTTACGAAGACGGCTGGATTCAAAGGAATAAAAAGTTTCATACAGACACTAATGATCACGAGATGAGAGATAATTGGAACAAAAGTGCCTCAAACTTAATTGTGGAGAATCTTCTAAAATGAAAGAAATTCCCAAGGAAATTAAAAAGATTGTTCTTGAAGATAATTCTTGGATGTGTTGTGAACTGTGTTGGGAGACGTTTATTAGATTTGAATTATGGGCCTATGATGAAGAAGGTAAAGCACTAGTTTGTTTATGGGGAAGCGAAACATATACTAATGACGATTCCCCCTATGATGAACTAAGGGATGATATAAGAGAAGTGTTTGATTTTTATGGTTTTAATGTCTCCGAAATAAAATATTTTGAAGACTACCCTGTAGATTGGGAGTATGAATATATTGTACCCGAAGATTGAAGAATTTACGATCAGCCTACACTGTGGTTGTTCACGAAAAATTGTTGACAACCAAATTGAGGCACTTAAACCTCTAGAAGAGGAATACAACGTTCACTGGAATAATAGAATCGACCGTAGAGAGTGGTACGATTCTTATTCCGAACTTGTGAATGATGCGGTTGTGTCCTCGCCAACAGAACACGTTATACTGATTAACGATAGGACTCACCCAAAACCAGAAGAGGTGAAAAAGATTTTATACTGCCTCGAAAATGGATTCGCAATGGCAACTCAGTATAGTGTAGGGTTTGTCGGGTTTGCGAAAGAATTATTCCGCGTGAATGGATTTTATGATGAAAGATTCTATGGTGGTGGATGGGAAGACGACGATTATGTTTTGCGTTTACACTTGAACAATTTAGCATATTATGAATCATGTGAATCAAATTATGACTATGATTGGAAGACTCCATTACAACCTCAAGATAGCACAAAGGGCGAGAAATCGGGAGCCTTTTTCAAAGAAAAATGGAAAATATCTCCCGGAGAACTAAAAAAAGTTATCAGAGAGAAAAAATATGACTATAATTTAGGAGAGGCAAGACCAGATATCAGTTCAACTTGGAAGCCTTGGTCTGAGTCTGTGCTAGGTGTGGAGTTTAACAAATGGCCCGACAAGCAAGGTCCGTCGAGAACCCATCACTTTTTGGTAGATTCGGATCATAAAAAACCATATAGGAGAGTAGTTGATGAAACATCTTAATTTAGATTCACAAATTAACGAACTAGAATCTATCATTAAAGAATACAATTGCACGAATTGTCATAAAGATTATTGTTCTTGTATGAAGTTGAAAGATAAGGTACAAAAACTAAAAAAAAGAAAATCCACGATAAATATCTTAACGAAAAACGGAGTCCCAGAAGAAAATATAGAAATAATATATTCAGGAGGGGCTGTTCGTGTGTACAATAAATACTATTATTTTTTAAGAACAAAAAAGGCAAAAGTAAAGGACAATAAAAAGACCTATCAAATGAGAGGGGTTCAACATTTTTATGATACATTCTTAAGGGGGTCGGTAAATGGCTAAACGAATATTAATAACCGGAGGTCTAGGTTTTATCGGCTCATATGCCGTAGATAAGTTTCACTCAGAAGGGTGGGAAGTTGATGTTGTAGACAATAAATATAGCAATGCAATTGATGAATTACCGGAAGGGGTAAAACTATATGAATGCAACATTCTTGACTTTGAGTTTAGAAATCATGGGCCTTACGATACTATTCTTCATCTTGCTTCACCTGTTGGACCTGCTGGAGTTCTAAAGTGGGCAGGTAGGATGGGGGGTGAGATTGTTAATGATTGTTATTGGGCTATAGAAGCCGCATTGCATTTCGACGCTCAATTAGTCTTCTATAGTACATCTGAGATCTATGGTCATCGTGATGAACTCTGCTTCTTAGATGAGGACGCAGATAAAATCCTAGTTGGCAATTACAAAGTAAGAAACGAATATGCAATCGGAAAACTACTTAGTGAAATTATTGTTAGTAACACCAGACAAGCCAAACCGGAATTGCGATATAATATCATCCGACCATTTAACATCAGTGGAGCTAGACAACAACCAGATGGAGGGTTTGTTATACCAAGATTCGTCAGGCAAGCTTTGGCTGGAGACCCAATTACCGTCTTCGGCGATGGATCACAAGTCCGTGCCTTCACTCACGTGCAAGATATCGTTGAAGGAACCTACGAAATCATAGAATCAGGCTATGAAAACGAAATTTGGTGTATTGGTAATCCCCTTAATCAGTGTTCTATCTTAGAAATTGCTCAAAAAATTGTCGAAATGACAGGCAGCGATTCAATAATTGATACGGTTGATCCAAAGGAAATTTATGGTCCAATGTATGAGGAAGCGTGGGATAAACTCCCAGATTCATCCAAACTAAGGCGACTAACCGGCTGGTATCCTAAGTGGAGTATTGACGGGATTATTATGGACGCTATTAATTATTGGGAATACATAAGAAAAAAGCATTCATTCAACCACTTAACAACTCCTACTTACCCTTTAGATTTATTTAGTGAGCAAAGCGAACATGATTAACATAATTGACAAACTACCGGACAACAACCTAGAAAAAACCTTTTTCTGGGAAATTGCTTTTAAGCTTAGAGATTTATTGAAAGATAAGGATCTAGTTGATAACATCCTCTTCATGAACTATGGAGATAAACACGAAATTCCTCCTCGCACCGTCATTCTTATGAACGCTGATGAGCAATATCGTACTCCAGATGAGGCAAATAACCCTAACGTAGTTAAGATTTTCAAGCAGTATTGTCCAGAAAATCCACATCCTAAGCTTTTCCCCCTTCCACTTGGCGTCCCAACGGGTTTTGATAGTAATAGCAAACCAAAAAATATAGAGGAAAGAGATATCGACGTTGTGTTTATGGGGCAGTTTGCCAATAACAGAACAAGTATGTTAAACCTAATGTCCTCTTTCGTTGGCTCAAACATTCAAACTTTCTTCGGTTTTACAAGCGGTTTTAATCGCGGAATTTCTCGAAATGCGTACTCTGATATCATGAGAAACTCAAAAATTGCAATTTGTCCAACAGGAACTGCAAGTCCTGAAACTTTCAGACTCTATGAAGCTGTAAGTGCTGGCTGTATTGCCGTTACATGTAATCAGCCCGATAACTGGATTTATACGGGAATGTCTGTATTTACTTACCACAATGAGAATGAGATAAGGGGGATTGTTGACAACATACTATCCCTCCCCGTAGAATCGCGTCAGAGATTGTCAGATAAGTCTGTGTCTTATTATAATAATATTTGGAGTGGTAAGTCGGTAGCTGATATTATATTTGATGAGATCGCAAATGTCGCTGAATAACATAGATAGGAGAAAGAAATGAAGAAACGACACTTAATTGGGGTTCTACTTAGTGGATTTGCTAAAAAGTTTAAAGAAGACGGTCATGCATATAAGCACATTTCAAAGATACCTTTGAATAGTTTCGAGAATCATGACGTTTATATATATCCTGACTTTAATGTTATAGTACAGGGGAGATATGGATTTTATGGAATAGTAGGTAAAGTGAATTACGACGAAAACGGAGCAATTTTTAATAGTATTGACTGCTTTTGTAGTGAAATAGGGTATCGTTCTTTATCGTATCTCGAAAATGAGGCTATGGCTGGACGGGACGAACTATTTGAGATTGTTCGTACTTATTTTGAAATGTTCGATCACGAAGGAAATTTTATAGACGATGGTTCACTAGATAAATGGATTTTTGATGACGATCAAGAAACGGGATTCTTTCTATGAAATATCTCTTCGTAATGGCTAATTATCCCGATTGGAGACAGGCATTCTTCGACAATTATATCAGTCCTCATAATAAAGCCTATTGTAAGAAGTGGGGGTACGAATATCTTGAAATAAACGACGCAACTCCATATCGTGGAAATCACACTTGGAACAAGTTCAAAATTCCACTAGACATGATTATTGACAAAGTGCTTGTTGACGGAGACACATTAACTCATATTGATGCAGATATGGCGATTAGTATGGATCACGACTTATCGTTTGATAAAGACTTCACATATGCTATCGACTCGTGTAATACTCACTGTATGGGGTTCTATTCAATTAAAATAAATGATTGGACTTCTTCCCTACTCAGTAATATATTATCCGACAAACGCTATCAGGTGCTCAAAGACAAGAAATCAATAGGGAGCATGAATGAATATTCGTCCTTTTGGGAAATTTTTAGAGAGCAAGCATCTTGGTATTCGCTAGCGGGTATTAAAAGACACTCGTGGACACCCTTTTTTGATTTGCCCAACTATGGGTGGCATAGTTCTCTCAATGGATATACTCTATACGATCTAGATGAATTGCATGAACACGTTGGCGTATTGCCTGTAGAATATAACGTGACTCACATACCAGAGGAAGACGGTGAAGACAAATTCTATATGAATCCGTGTAATGTTAAGCCGATCATTAGACATTTTGCGGGGGGAAGAAAATGGAGAAAAGAATATTATGAAAATAGCCTTTATACTGAATGACGTATTGCCGGGGCAGAAATCGTTTTACGCGATTAAAGAACTTGAGAAACTAACTAAAAATGTTGAAGATTCACCTCTTATCTTCTTTCTCAACCTTTCTTCGTCTGTTACGAATGTTAACTTCGCAATGATGAATGTCTATAATCTAGCTCATTTTGATGGAGTTTGTTTAGCAACAGATCTGGAAACTGCGAATATTCTAAGGAATAGCAAAAACAAAATGGATAGATACTTTTATGTCTGGGATCTCGAATGGCTCAGGAACCCCCACTCTTTTGAGAGTGTTATTAAGATCCTTAGAGATCCTAGCTTGAAGATATTAGCGAGGTCAGAGGAACACAAGCAGGTGATAGAGAATTACTGTAATAGAAAAGTAGAAGGGGTTCTAGATGATTTTAATATAGAACAACTCAAGGAGATTTGTAATGGAAATTAATGAAAAAGATGTTATCGAGATGTATAGAGACGATAACAGTACATATAAAATAGCTAAGAAATATAATACATACGCCGGAAAAATCAGAAAAATTCTTATTGATAATGATGAGGAACTGAGAGACAGAAGTAAAGCTAGAAAGGTGGCACTTAAAACTGGAGCAGCAAAGCACCCTACAAAGGGCAAAAAGCATTCTGAGGAAACCAAAAAGAAAATCAGTATTGGTCGTCACAAAGCTTGGCAGGAAATGTCCGATGAAGAATATGATGCTTTCTGTAAAGGGGCAGCAGAGCGTTGGGAACAAATTCCTTTTGCGGAAAAAGTCGAAATGCAAAGACTGGCTGGTTCTGCACTTAGGAAAAGCAGTATTGAAGGATCTAAAGCTGAGAAATTTTTATACGAAAAACTGCTCGAATCTGGCTATAATGTAGAACAACACAAGAAAGATTTGACCCCCGGAGATTATGAGCTTGACTTTTACTTACCGGACATAACTACGGTAATCGAGATTGACGGTCCACAGCATTTCCTACCTGTATTTGGAGAGGAATCCCTTAAAAAGACGATTAAGTATGATTCTATAAAGAATGGCGTGATATTGAATCGTGGATTTGCTATAATTAGAGTGAAGTATCTTGCGAAGAAACTTTATAAGAGAATTGAGGATCAACTGTTTGAGAAAGTGGTTTCCGAGATTGAGAAGATCAAAACGAAGTTTCCAGAAGAAGGATATAGATTAATTGAAATTGAGGTACAATAATGACAGAAGAGTTTGAAGACTATGAAATCGAACCAACCAATGAGGTAGAGGGGGATTTTTACGGAGATGAGGATAAACCATATCCGGGTGATCCCCGTTGGAACGACTATGTAATGAACCTGTTGGATGAGAGTGAAATCGTAGACAATGGTAGTAATCAGATGCCAGTTTGTCACGGACTTAGGCGTGTTGCCACCCTATTGTTCGGTAAGGTGAGTGGTGGAGTCAAACAGATTCTCTATCCAAACCCCAACGATTTTAGAAAGGTTGTAGTCGTTTACGAGTTGAGAATCGAAGATTCAGTCAGTGGAGTTATTGACACTTATACGGAAGTTGCCGATGTAAGTTTTGATAATACGGATGAGTTCTTTCTTCAGTTCCCAGAAGCAACTGCTAGTACAAAAGCAGAAGCGAGATGCCTTAGAAAAGCGATGTTGCTAAAGAATGTTGCTGCTGATGAAGTCAAGAAATCGGATAGGGATAAGATAATGGGCGTAGATGGTAAGACGCCCGTTTCTGGAGAAACCGATGGATCTATAGAGGATGATGCTCCTATCAATAATAAACAGATTCAATTTCTGGATAGGCTCGGAAAAATAGGGGATATCGATGTTGATAAGTATTTGAAAGAAAAGCTTGGAGACAGGAAATTAGATGATGTTAGCAGGTCAGAGGCTAGAGATGATTTAATCAAACCTTTGAATGCAATGGTAAATGGTGATGAAGATACACCTAAAGAAATAACCGGCTATAAAGAAAATTGGAGAGAAGAATGAAAGCAGTAAGAAATTATAAAAAACTAACCGTAGATGTTGAAGCACAGAGTCAGACAGAATTATTTGAAGCACTTAACAGTGTTGATGAGGTGTTTGGAAATGATGAGTGTTTGAAGTGCAACTCAACAGATATTAGCTTTCTTGTGAGAGAGGATAAGGAAGACAACAAGTATTACGAACTACAATGTCGTAAATGCTTTGCAAAGAAGATGTTTGGACAGCATAAGAAGGGAAACACCTTATTCCCTAAGAGAACCCAAGAAATCAACGGTGAAGAAGTATTCCTTCCTGATGGTGGTTGGGTAAAATATGATAAAGAAAAAGGTCATTATGTCTAAAATATTCAAGTTTTGACTTGACAAGTGACGATAAGTACGCTATAATCCCTACATCTTGGAGTTCTGAGGTGTAGGCTTTTTTTTGGAGAAAAGAATGTTAAATAGACGAGATTTTCTAAAAATAGTTTCCAGTATACCTATTGTTTCCTATTTGGGAAAATATGGATTTTCGGAAAATAAAGAAGATAAGTTATGGGTTGGGGGGTTTGGAGAGATAACCAATATTGAGTATTCGTACTCATACGAATGTGGTTCTCCATATTTAGGTATTTTAGATGGAGAGTTGGACTCTGAAGTTCTTCACCAGTTAAAAAACTGCGACGCAATAAGAAAGCATCTTGAAAATATACATGCGTACAGATATGATTCAATAATTCCTTGTGGAAAAAGATATCATTATATTATGTCTGGTAATGGTGGAGGATTAACAAGCTTTCCGCATATTGCTACAATTGAAATAAGTACAAACACAGATGTGACTTTCAATCTACAAGGATTCAATTGTCATCCGATTAGGGAGTTTGAAAAAATTCTCGCTAATGAATCAAAACTTGGTAATACATACGACAACCTCTCTATTGAAAATACAGATATGAAATTATGCTCAATTGAATATGGTGCTAAAGAAGAAAACTTTGAAAATATGGATAAGTATCTTTGTCAAAGAGAGTTTTGTGGTCCACCCCCAGAAGAATCAAGCCTATACAGAGTCTATAAGGGGGAATATAGGTATGACTGGTAGAAGTATGTGCGGAGGTACGTCGATCCACTTTGACAATGAATTTAACGGCTTTCAGTTCACGATTGAACCTAGTGAAAACGCTACACAAAGAACCAAAAACCGAATCAAAGAACGTGGTCCGACTTTTTATCTTGTATCTGTTTGCGATAGAACTTTTATGCACGACGAAAAGGTTGTGCTTCTCAGATCTACAGATGATCTATGGATGGGATGGCTACCGGAGAGAGAAGTTAAAATAACAAAGGTGGAAAAATGAGAGAGGTTTATGCTGGATATGGCAATGATGCTGCTATGGGCTATAAGTTCCGAGCACGGATCGTTGAGAGGCAATTTAGAAAAGGATGGCCTTGGAAACGATATACTGTCACTAAATACATGTACATTATCGACAGGCATTTCATGTCGTGGGAATTTGAATGTAGAGGTCAATGGACAGAAGACAAACAAGAAGCTGTAGATGCTGCAAATAGATGGTTAGATAGGAAATCCGCAGGTCCGAGTGGTGAGGTAATTTAAATAGAGAGGGCAGAATTTTGAGTACATGTAATAAATGTCTTGGAGTAGGCGAGCTTGTTCCAGAGAGGATTGACGGTAAGAAAACTGGAAAATTCCTCCCTGCGACTAATTATAATATTGACAATCATGTAATCGGTGGTGGAGATATTTGTCTATGTCCCTGTATTGAAAATATAATGGAAGGTAAAAATAACGAGATTGGTACACTCTTACAGACCATCTTAAAGCTACAAAAAATAGCTGATGAATATGTAAGACACTTAGAAAAATTATTAGATGGGGATAGCTATACCAGTGGCTCATATCAGAGATACGGAAAAATATCGATAGGTATAGATAGTAAAACATTCTCCTTTACGTTTGGTCCAGTGCTTAGTGGTATCAATAGAACAATCTCATTACCATTGGATCTTCTTAAAGATTATGGTTCCCCAAAATTGGGCGAAGACCTAGCGACTATGGCTAAAAACCAAAAAGAAATGTGGGATGAAGAGAGAAAGAAAAATACGTGTAGCGAGTGCGGTAATATTAAATCAAGCTGGAACAATTCTTGGAGTTTATATTCATGACAGTTTTAATAACAGGTGGTGCAGGTTTTATCGGGTCTCATTTAACAGACCGATTAGTGAGAGAAGGAAAAGATGTTGTTGTTTTGGATGATTTCTCAAGTGGAAAAAGGTCCAACATCGAAGAAAAAGTAAAGTGGTCTCCAGAGAGTATCTGCAACAAAGATTATCTCATGAATCTATTTGAGACTTATCAGTTTACAGATGTTTTTCATCTCGCTGCCATGTCAAGGGTTGAGCCAAGCATTAATAATTCTGATATCACCTATGAAATAAATGTTACAGGAACTAAGAACGTTTTAGATGCTGCTGCCACAACTGGTGCAAATGTAATCTACGCTGGTTCCAGCACCTACACAGAGCCTTACAATACTCCGTATAACTTTACAAAGTTTTTAGGGGAAGAACTGGTAAGGTTTTATAGCAAAAGAA